GAGGGTGCGCCCGAGGGTAACAAGGCGTTGGAGGAGATCCAGGTTCTCAAGGAGAAGCTTGAGGCTTACGGTATCGGGTTCCGCGCTGATGGCACCCCGGAGTCGCTGATCAAGATGCTAAGCCTTGATGGTTTCGAGCCGTCCGGTAACCAGCCGTTGACGGTGAAGGACCCGAACGCCCCTGCGGCGGCTGGCGGGTTCTGATGACCACGGACGAGCAGTTGGTGGCGTTGCGTGCCAGTAACACCCGGATCGGGGAGGCGCTGGCGCGCGACGTCGCGAAGGCGTGGTCGTTGTTGGACTTGTCGGACCGTGACGGTGTGCGCGCTGATGTTCTGGCTGTTTCCCCGGTGTTGGTGGATCAGTATGGGGCGATGAGTGCGACTGTGTCTGCGGAGTTCTTCGAGGACGCGGTTGGTGCCGCACCTGTGCTGGGCGATGGGTTGAATGTGGAGCAGGTTGTGGCGTCCGCACGGTGGGCTATTGGCCCGTTGTGGGAGGACAACCCTGACACTGCCCTTTCCCAGTTGACGGGTTCGTTGGTGCGGCTTGTGTTGCGGTTCGGTCGTGAAACCATTCACAACTCTGCTGTCGCTGCCCGCGGTGTGACGTATGCGCGTGTCCCTGGTGATTTGTGCCCGTTCTGTGTGGAGCTTGCTTCTCGGGGCCCGGTGTTCGGCGCGGATTACCGGGGTGATGACGCAATGCATTTCCATGATGGCTGTACTTGTGAACTCGTGCCCACGCGGAGCCTCGAGGATTTGCCGCCGTCTTATGATGTCCCGGCTCTTCGTGGTTTGCTCGCGGAGTATCGTGCGAATGGGCGTATTTAGGTTCCTTTTGGTGTCTGGTGTATGATACGCTTTCCTTTGGAAGCACTATCCGTCTCGGCGGGTGGTGCTTTCCCTTTATCTTCCCGTGCGTGTGAGAGGCGCACCGGGTTCCCGCCTTCGTGGTGGGTTTTCACGGCCCCGCCCATGTGGGGCCTTTTCCATGTGCCGATCCACCAAAGCCGGAATGGCTGAGGCAAACCCGAAATGGGGCTATACCTATGTCTGACGAAACTACTACCACTGTCCCGGATGATGTGACCACGGAGGCACCTGCACAGGAGCCTGACTGGAAGAAGTTCAGCCGCCAGTGGGAAGAGCGGGCCAAGACCGCTAACGCCGAGCTTGAAGCCCTCCGAGAGAAGGCTAAGAAGCTCGACGAGCTTGAGGAGCAGCAGAAGACCGAGGCGGAGAAGCTGGCCGAAAAGGTCGCTAAGGCTGAGGCCCGTGCGGCTGAGCTTGAGAAGTCTCTTGCTGAGAAGGACCGGGCTGTGCTGGTGGAGCGTGTTGCCGCCGCTAAGGGCGTGCCGGCGCGTTACCTCACGGGGGACACGGAGGACGACCTGAACAAGTCTGCTGACCAGTTCCTCGAGGACATCAAGCCGATCGCGGAGGCCCGCCCGGCGGGGATTGTCCCGTCTGCGGGTACTGGTGACCGGAAGCCTTCTGTTTCGTCGGTCGATGACGCACGGGCGCGTGCCGCTGCTATGTACGCGCCGAAGCAGTAACCAAACCTTTCTAACTCCTAGGAGGAGTAACCATGACGAACCTCAACGTTCGCACCGAGTCCTTTGGTGGCTCGGATGACCGTTGGCTCGGGTCCCGTGAGGGCCTTGCCACGGCGCAGACTGTGACCCTTGACGCTGGCGCTTTCCCCGCCGGCACCTACGTGGGTGGTGTGGTGAAGTCGGGCACCCCGCTGGCGAAGGTCGGTGGCCTCGCTGTCCCTTACACCGCTGGTGCCGTTGACGGCTCCGAGGTCCTTGCGGGTTTCCTGGCGACCGATCAGGACGTGTCCAACGGTGACGCCGTTGCCCCGCTCCTGGACCGTGGCCGTATCCGTACCGCGTTCCTTCCCGTGGCGTTCACCGCCCCCGCTGGTGCGTCCCGTTTCGTTTTCGTTTCCTGATAGGAGGGGCTGAACAACATGGCTCTTTGGACTGACATCATCCAGCCCGCTAATGTCACGGCTTTCGCCCGCACCGCGGTCGAAGGTATTGACCAGCAGGGCGGCACCCTTTCGGACCTGTTCCCCAACGTCAACCCCGGTGGCACCACGTACTCGTGGACCATTGGTGAGACGCTGGACGAGGTCGCCGAGTACCGTTCGTTCGACGCCGAGTCGGCGTTCGGTCGTTCCCAGGGCCGTGGTCGGAAGACCACCGAGCTGGCCCCCGTGTCGCTGAAGAAGCGGCTCTCCGAGTACGACCAGTACATCCTTGCCGGCGCTAACGCCCCGGAGACCCTGGTCACCGCTTCTGAGCGGATCGCTGGTGAGCTTGCCGCCGCGCACGTGAACCGTGCCGCGCTGCTCCGTGGTACTTCCCTCGTGTCGGGTCGTCTGACCATCAACGAGGGTGGCTTCGTCGTGGACGTTGACTTCGGTCGTCGTGCTGACTTCACGAAGACCCCGGGCGTCCTGTGGGGCACCGATGGTGCTGACCCGATCGCTGACCTTGAGGGTTGGCTTGCCGAGTACGAGGCCGCTAACGGTCGCACCCCGACCCACCTTGTGACCTCCCGCCGGGTGGTTGCTCAGGTTCGTGCGCGTCTGATCGCCGCGGGTTACTTCGGTCTGACCGAGGCTGTGAATGTGACCACGGACATGATCAACACGCAGCTCGTGGACCGCGGTCTCCCGGTCATCACGATCAACGAGCGTCGTGCCGCCGGCCAGCGTGTCATCCCCGACAACGTGGTTGTCCTGGCCTCTTCCGAGGGCGCTGGTGGCACCGTGTGGGGCTCCACGATTGAGGCCGCTGACCCGCGTTACGGTCTGGCTGCTGCCAACCTTGAGGTCCCGGGTCTGGTTGTGGGTGCTTACCGTGAGGAGGACCCGCAGGTTGCGTTCATCCGCTCGAACGCGGTGACGCTGCCGATCCTGGCGAACCCGGATCTCACCCTCGTGGGCAACGTCCTCTAGTAACCCGTTTGTTGTGGGGGCCGTGGTGTCTGGTTGATGCTACGGCCCCCTTGGCGTTGGGAGGCGCATTAGTTTGGCGAAGATTCGTGAAGACCTTGTGGGGGTCGTGTCCGTCAACGGGCTGAACCTGTCCGCGGGTGAGACCGTCCCTGACGGTGTGGCCGTGGGTGACCACGTCCTCGCACATGAGGCCCCCGCTAAGCCCGTAGAGGTGGCGCAGGAGCCCGCACAGGACGAGAAGCCCGCGCCCCGCAGGCGTACGCGCAAGAACGAAGAAGGGTAACCGATGTGGGCCACTGTTGACGACATCAAGGCTCGGTGGCTCACAGGCGAAATCCCTGCCACCGACACGCAGATCGCGACCCTGATCGACGACGCCGAGGACAAGATCCTCACCGAGTTCCCCAAGACACCGGACAACCTGGCGTCCGGGGTGCTGCGTGAGGCGACGGTCAAACGTGTTGTTGCCCGGATGGTGTCCAGGGTGCTCCGTAACCCGGAGGGCCTGCGCACCGTCCAGATGAGTACGGGCCCGTTCAGTGAGTCGACGACGCACGGCGGGGACAACCCGGGTGAGGTGTACCTCACCGACGACGACCGGCGTGACCTCGGCGGGCTGCGCACCAAGGGTAAGGCGTTCACCATCACCACGATCCCTGACGGGTGGGGCAGGTGAGGCACCGCGGCGGGGAACCCGTCACGTGGCACCACCACGAAGCCGGCACGGGTGTGGACGAGTGGGGCGACCCTGTGGGTGCGACGTTCACGGACACGGTCGTGGAGAAGGTCGCTGTGGCGAAGACGTCGGTGCAGGAGCCCCGTGATGGTGGGGGTTTCCGGCTGGTGGAGGAGACAACACTGTACTTCTCGCCGGCGCTGATCGTGGGCCCGCAAGACCAGTTCACGGTCCGGGGCGAACGCTACGAGGTTGAGGGCGCGTCCGAACTCGACGCCTGGCGGAACCCCTTCAACGGGACCGTCCCTGGCTCCGAGGTCAAGGTCAGGCGGGTGAGCGGCTGATGGCGCGGAACAACAACGGCATCAAGTGGAACCGTGACGGGTTCGAGGAACTGCGTAAGCAGCCGAAGGTCCGGGAGTTCCTGAAGGAGCTTGCCGATGAGGTCGCTGATGATGCGTCCGAGGGCGGGCGTGTTGAGGGGTACATCGTCACCGAACTGTTCCTCGAGGACCCGCGTGGTGCCGTGTCCGTCATGGCAACAGGGCACGCGAGACGCCACAACAACAAAACCTACGCGCTGATCAAGGCGCTTGACGCCGCTAGGAGGGGTTCCTGATGGACTTGATGATCCCTCCTGATGCGTCAACGCGGGCCGTGCTGTTCCTGAAGAAGCACTACCCGGCGGTGGGGCACGACCTCCCGGAGGGTTTCGCCTACGACCGGACGTTCGTGCGTGTCGTGGACACTGGCGGTGCCGGCACCTACGACCACGCGCTACACGAGAAGCGGCTCACCGTCGAAGTGTGGGCCGAGACGTGGAAGATCGCCACCGAGGTCGCGTCCCGGGTGTACGCGCTCCTCCGGGTTTGGCCCTACACCGAACCGGGCGTGTACTGGCGACGCTCCCTCTCCGCCCCACAACGGTTCCCCGACGAAACCCGCAAACCCCGATACGTGATGACAGTGGAACTCGCGTTCCGTGCAACAGAGGAGGCCACCAATGGCTGAGAAGACCAAGACCGTCTACCACCCGACGTTTTCCGACGTGACCCATGAGGTTGCGGAGAAGGATGCCGGGCAGTGGAAGGACGCCGGCTGGCGGTTCACGCCGATCGCCGACGACAAGACCGAGACCACGACTGCGAAGGCCGAGCCCTCCAAGGGCTGACCCTCCCCCACTAACCACCTGACGCCCACGGGATAACCCGGGGCGTTTTTTCATGCCTGATGAAAGGAACCACTCATGGCTAACAACGCTCTCGTGGGTGTCCCGGTCGCTGGTGGCGTTCTCGCCGCCCCGACCACCGCAGCTCAGCCCACCGACGCTTCGACCGCGCTGACCGGCTTCACCGCCCTCGGGCTCGTGTCTGAGGACGGCGTTTCGGAGACCACCGAGCGTGGCACCGAGGACGTCCGTGCGTGGGGCGGCGACATCGCCCGCACCGTGCAGACCGACTTCGGTCTCACCTACACGTTCACGCTGCTCGAGACGAACGCCACGGTCCTTCAGGAGATCCACGGCGTCGACAATGTCACCGCGTCCGGGACCACCGGAACCGAGGCCCTGGCGATCAAGATCAACGAGGCAACGCTCCCGAAGCGGTCCTACGTGTTCGAGGTCAAGGACGGCGACAACAAGATCCGTATCGCCATCCCGAATGGCCAGATCACCAACGTCGGCGACGTCACCTACGTCCACAGTGACGTGATCCGCTACGAGGTCACGATCACCTGCTACAAGGACGACAACGGGGCCAACGCCTATAAGTACATTTCCGGTCCTGCCGCGGTTCCTGCCGCTGCTTGATCTGAATGATTGACCCCTGCGGGCCGGGTTTTCTGGGGAGTCCTCCCGGCCCGCAGGTTCACCCCTAAAAGGACCCCCACGCAAACGTTTAGACTCCCTTTTCTGAAAGGACCATCCCCATGGCTACCACCCGTAAGACTCCGCAGGACCACAAGAAGCCCGCTGTCGCTGAGTTCGTGTATGAGTGTGAGTTCGGCACTGTGACGCTCCCGGGTTTCATGCCGACTGGTGCGCTGCGTAAGTTCCGTAAGCTTTCCGAGCTGGACATGATCCTCTCCATCATCGAGGAGTACGCCGATGAGGAGTCTCTTGAGGTTGTGGATCAGCTCCCGCAGGACGACATTGACGGTATCGACGGTTCCTTTAAGGAACTCACGAAGTCGTGGATGGAGTCCCTGGGGATGACGCCGGGAAACTCCTAAGCCTCCTTGATCTCATTGATGAGTATGGGGAGGCTCTTGAGTACGACCTGTTGGAGATGGGGTACCGGCTCCGGTGGGTTTATGACGGCACGAATGACTTCACATGGCGTGACCTGTGGGTAATCGTCCGGCATCTCCCCCGGACCTCGGCTTTACAGCGTGCCGTGCAGGGTGATGAGGCTGTCGAGTGGACGGTTTCGGATTACTTGCTGGCATCTATCGTGGATGCGCAGAACTGGCTTGTGTGGTCGAAGACGAAGGACGCACAGGGTCGTATCCCGCGTAACCGCCCGAAGCCGGTGCGTAGGCCCGGCGATAAGGAGGAGTCCGAGAAGATCAGCGGGGATGTCCTGCCGGCGGAGGAGATGTGCGAGTTCCTGGGTGGAGACTTCCTCGCACTGGTCGCTTAGGCAGTAATCGAAATTGAAGGGCCCTCGTTACGGCGGGGGCCCTTCTTGTGCCCATGAGGGCAGAAGGAGGCCCTATGGCAGCCGTGGAGTTGGCGACTGGGTACGTTTCCCTGGCAATTGAGACGTCCGCCGTATCAAAGTCCATTGGCGGAATGTTCAAGGGCGCGGATACCGCGGCTGGTAAGGCCGGCGCGAGTATGGGCCGGGCGCTGAAGCGGAACTTTGAGAAGGCCAACAGTGTTGATCTGGACGGGCTTCGGAAGTCTGTTGAGGTTGCTGAGGGTAAGATCACGGCTTCTGTTGAGCGTAATTCTGCGGCTCAGGCTAAAGCCAAGAGGGCTGTCGAAATTGCTGAGGCTGAACTTGAGGAGAAGCGGAAGTCCGGGAGGGCGTCTGCTTCTCAGCTGATGAAGGCTGAGGACAAGCTCACTCTTGCCCGTCAGAAGTCTGAGGCCGCGTCTGTCACGGCTAAGGCCGACTTGGAGAAGTACAACAAGGAGTTGGCGGATTCTAAGTCTGCGCTTCAGGATGCGCAGCGGGCTGCGGAGTCGTCGGCTAAGGGCACTGTTTCGGCGTTTGCTGGTGTTGGTGGGCGGATCAAGTCGGCGCTTGGCGGGGATTTCAAGTCCGCTTTCACTGGTGTGAAGGGTGATGCTGGCAAGGCCGCTGACGGTGTGGTGCAGGAGTTCGACGCCGCTGGTGACCAGGCGGGCGCGGGTGTCTCTGAGGGCATCCTGGGGTCACTGAAGGGTATTGGTGGGGCTGTCGCCGGCCTGGGTATCGGGTTGTCGATCGCTGAGGGCATCACGTCAGGGATGGAGCGGGAGAAGCTGGGCGATAAGGTCGCCGCCCAGCTTGGCCTCACGGGTGCGGAGTCGGAGCGCGCCGGGTCTGTGGCGGGTGCCCTGTACGCGGACGCCTATGGCGAGTCCATGGGCGATGTGAGCGACGCTGTTGCGACGGTGATGTCGTCGATTGACGGTATGCGGGGGGCGTCTGCGGAGGATTTGCAGGACGTCACGGCGAAGGCCCTGGATTTGTCGACGGCGTTTGACGTGGACATGAATGAGGCTGTTGGTGCTGTTGGTGTGATGATGCGCAATGGTCTCGCCCCGGACGCTGACTCTGCGTTTGACCTGATGGTGGGGTCGCTGCAGAAGGTGCCTGCTGGTTTCCGGGACGAGTTGTTCCCGGCGATCACGGAGTACGGGAAGCACTTCTCCGGCTTGGGCATTGACGGCGAAACCGCGATGGGCCTGCTCGTGCGGGGCGCGGAGAACGGTGTGATCGGCATCGACAAGATGGGCGACGCGATCAAAGAGTTCCAGATCCGTGCCACTGACATGTCGGATGCGTCGTTTGATGCGTATGACGCTATCGGGTTGTCACAGTCGGAGATGACGGCGAAGCTCCTTGCTGGTGGTGAGACCGCGGAGACTGCGTTCGCGGACATTATCCACGGGTTGCAGGAGATGGAGGACCCGGCGGCACAGTCCGCGGCTGCTATCGCCCTGTTTGGCACTCCGATTGAGGATCTTGGTGTTGATCAGATCCCCAATTTCTTGGGTGCGATTGACCCTGCTGGTGACGCTTTTGACACGTTCACGGGCAAGGCGAAGGAGATGGGGGACGCTCTCAACGATAACGCGAGCACGCGGTTGACGGCGTTTACTCGTGGGTTGCAGACGGCGTTTGTTGACGTTCTCGGGGGCAAGGTCATCCCGGTGGTGGAGAGCTTCTGGGAGAAGGTCCGCCCGGTTTTCGATTGGCTCGGGGATACCGCGCACATTTGGGGTCCGTTCGCTGCGGGTATCGGCCTGGTGGCGGCGGCGTTTGGTGTTTGGTCTGCGGCTACGTGGCTCCAGACGACGGCTATGACGTTCCTTGCTGGTGCGACGTGGGCCGCTATGGCCCCGATCCTGTTGTGGGTTGCTGGTATCGGCCTGGTGGTTGGTGCGCTGATCTATGCGTACAACAACATCGGGTGGTTCAAGGACGCTGTTGATGCGGCGTGGACGTGGATCAAGGACGTGACTGCGGCTTTTGTGGCGTGGTTCGTTTCGACCGCGTGGCCGGCTATCTCGGCTGCTCTTGCGTGGCTGGGTGAAAAGTTCGCGTGGCTGTATGAGAACGTGATCAAGCCTGTGTTCGGGTTTATCGTGTCGGTGATCGCGGGGTTCATCTCGTGGTTGACGGGCACGGCTATTCCGTGGGTGCAGGGTGCTGTGGCGGCTGTTGGTGCGGCGTTCACGTGGCTGAATGAGAAGGTTATTCAGCCGGTGTGGAACTGGATCAAGGGCGCTGTTAGCAACGTTGTGACGTGGTTCCAGACTGTTGTGGTGCCCGCGTTCCAGACCGCTGTGCGGGTCATTGGTGACGTGTTCAATTGGTTCCAGCGGAACATTATCGGGCCGGTGATGTTCTTCTCGCGGCTGCTGATCAATGCGCTGGTGTCGTGGTTCCAGAACACTGCGGTGCCGTTGTTCCGTGCCGCGGTGCAGTTCCTCGCAGATAAGTTCACGTGGTTCCGTGACCGGGTGATCAGCCCGGTGTTCAACTGGGTGAAGTCGATCATCAATAGTGTGGCGTCGTGGTTCCACGGTGTGCTGGTGCCGTTCTTCCAGAGGGCTATCCAGTCTCTTGCGGATAAGTTCAACTGGTTCAAGAACCATGTGATTGACCCGGTGTGGAACTTTGTTCGGTCGATCATCAACAGTGTGGTGTCCTGGTTCCGGGATCATATTGTCCCGGTGTTCCGCCGCGCTATCCAGTCTGTGTCGGATAAGTTCTCCGAGTTCCGCAGGTGGGTTAGTGACATCTGGGGCCGGGTCCGGACCATCCTGGGTGATGGTTGGAACTGGATCAACGATAACGTGTTCTCGAAGTTCCGTGATGGTCTGGACCGTTTGAAGGATGCGTTTACCCGCACGAAGGACGGTATCGGGGACGCTTGGGACAAGCTGAAGGCTAAGGTCAAGGAACCGATTAGCTTTGTGGTGAATAGTGTCATCAACCCGTTCCTGAATGGGTATAACAAGCTGAATGATGCTTGGTCTGGTGATAATATCCCCACGATCCCGGGGTTCCGTAAGGGTGGTTACACCGGGAATCACGGTAAGGACGATGTTGCGGGTGTGGTTCACGGCCAGGAGCACGTGATCCGCGCCGAGTCCCGACGCTCGATCGAGAACACCAACCCCGGGTTGCTCGACGCGATGAACAAGTACGGGGCCGCTGCGTTCGGGAAGTATGACAACCCGGCGAACATGGCGGTTGGTTCCCCCGTGTTTGGTACGGCGTCGTTCAATAACCCGATCAACCACGCAATTGCTCGGACTGGCGTGTTCCAGGTTGGTGGCTCCGCTCCCGGGTGGGGGCTGGACCAGGCTATCCGTATGTGGGACGCGGCGACGCCCATCAAGGTCCGTAGGGGTAACGGGCGTGCCGCTAACGGTGTTGACGTGTTTGCGCGTAGCTTCCCCGCAGCGTGGGCCGGGTACTACATGAACGACGACAGGTCGGTCATGTTGAATGACCGGACGATGGGTGCTGCTAGCCCTATTGCTAGACGGACGGTTGCGATTCACGAGCTGGGGCACGCTTTGGGGCTCCCGCACGCGCACCCGGGGCACGGTGGCAATGGTGCTTGGTCGATCATGTCTTACGACAACATGTATCAGCACAACAGTGTGACTCCTGCCGATGTCGCGGCGCTTTCTACCCTGTATGGGGGTGCGGGTAAGGCTGGGAATGCTTCGTCCCCCATGCCTGGTGGCGGCGAGGACCGTGACGGCGAGTGGAGCGGGATTCTGGGGAAGCTCCGGGACATTGTGAAGAACCCGTTGGGTGAGATCACGTCGAAGTTCAAGGACAACGTGTTCGCGGACATGGGCGCTGGTATCGCTAAGCAGGTTGTTGATGGGCTGATTGAGAAGGGCAAGTCCCTGTTCTTCGGCGGCGATTCGACGTCGGCGAAGGTGAACGGCGTGTGGGATGACCCTGTGGGGACGGTGCAGAAGCTCCGCCCGGGGTTGTCCACGATCTACAACGGCACCGGGTCGTCGGAGTTCTTCCAGCGTGTTGACCCGAACGGCGGGTCCAACGTCGTTGAACTCTCCGCGGAGGACCGCGCACGCCTGGACCGTATCGCGGAGCGGGTTGATATCAAGGTGGACGGGCGTTCGCTCGTGACCGCTAACCGTACGGCGGAAGCCAAGTTTGCTAGGAGGTAGTCACTTTGTCTGGTGCGTACATTGGCCCCATTGGGCAGCTCGTGGAGATCGCCCACTATAAGGGGTCGGTGTCCGTCCAGCAGGACCGGGACGTGTCGTTCAAGACGACTCTTGGGGGCGGTAGGCGTGCGTTTGCCGCCCCCAACCTGGGGCTCCGCTCGTGGGATGTGTCGGCTCCGATGTTGACGCCTACGCAGGCGGGACAGTTCGAGGGCATGGTTGCCACGTCGAACGGCCCGTTCTGGTGGGTTGAGCCGCTGGCGCAGCACTCCAACGTGGTGACGCACCGGGGGTCCCTGTTCCAAGCCGGGGTGACAGGTGGCGGCACGGTCACGGGTGCGTTCACGGGTGCGGACGGGGTCCGGCTCCCCGCCTCGTTGGCGGCACTGTCCGGCACTGTGTACTTCGCCTCCGGCACCCCGGTGATCCCGGGGAAGAAGGTGACGGGCTCCGCCTACGCCACGAACGGCGCACGGGTGCACCTGCACCTCCTCGACGCCGGGGGTGCGACGATCACGAACATTTCCGCGACCGCGACCACGGAGGGGCAGCGCCTCACGATCTCCACCACGGTCCCAGCCGGCGCGGTCACGGCCCGGTTGGCTGTGGCGGCGTCGACGAACCCGGGGACGGTTGCGGGGCCCGCGATCACGTGGACGTCGGGGGCGACCCCGTGGGGCATGGGCATGGGTGCCGCGCAAACCGTGGTGTCTGGTGTATCGTCCGATGTTGTGCTGGCCTCTGAGGCGCAGCAGTTCAAGAACCTGGGGTTCACTGTGACGGAGGTGGGTGCTGGTGCGTAGCGGCAATTGGTCCAGCTGGCCCGTGCTCACCCCTGCGGCCCGGGTGACGGTTGACGGGGTGGCCCGGGATGTTGACGAGGTGTCGGTGTCGCGGGAGATCCCGAACGCACTGCCGGCGCAGGTCGCGTCGGTGGGTGGTGTGACTGCTGCGACGGGTGACGTGCAGTGGTCGCAGACCACGGATGTGGCGGAGCGTGTGCCGACGCCGTGGACGCGCAGTGACTACGTGTCCCGGGGTCAGACCGTGGGCGTGTTCGCCTCTGACGGGGCGAACGAGTACAAGGTGTTCACGGGGATCGCGGACGGCTCGAACGGGTCGTTCTCGGACCCGTCGTATTCGACGTCGCTGGTGGATCAGATCGACAAGCTGAACACCGCGGTGTCGCATCAGGCTGTTGCTGCTGTGATGCCGCCGTTGACGACGACGAATGATCAGCACCGCCGGATGATCGGCATCATCCCCTCTTACATCACTGACGTGTGCGCTCGGGCGTCCGGGTTCTACGCGACCCCGTCGATGGACGGGTATTGCATCGTGTCCGCCCCGCTGATGGGTGCGACGTGGCCGGAGAAGGGCGACCTGATGGCGTCCTACCGTTCCGATGATGTCGGGGGGTGGAACAAGTATCAGCCGTGGTGGACGACGACTGCGTGGGGGTGCGCGTTCCACCGTGGTCTCGCCGATTACGCCCCTGACTTCTCGGGGTGGGACGGGAAGATCACGTCTGCCCGCCCGTTGAACATCACGCTCATGGCCCCGGCTGCGCAGTCGACGTCGGCGTATGTGGCGACGAAGTATAACCAGGCGTATGAGATGCGTCTGTCTGTGACGTCGGGGCGTGACCTGGCGGCGCAGACGATGGACAGCGGCGGGAACGTCGTGACCCGGCTGACGATGACCGGCGCGACGGCTGGGGCGTGGGAGACCGCGACCCTGACCGTGTCTTACAACGGCTCCCCTGGGTCGTACACGTTGAAGATCACCACGAACACCGGGGTGACCGCGTCCGTGGTGTACACGACGTCGACGTGGCTCGAGGGCGCACCCACACTGGTGCGTGTCTACGCCCCCGAAGGTGCCCCGTTGGGTGGGGTGCAGGTCTCCGGGACTTCCACCACCCCCGCAGCGGCCCGGTTCGTCCGTACCGCGGTGATCGGCACGAAGGACGGTCTCCACCGGATCGAAGCGGTCCCCGCGATCGCATCCGAGAAGGCCGTGGACATCCTCAAGGCACAGTCTGAGGCGGAGTGCGCGGCGTTCTGGATTGATGAGGACGGGGTGTTCCGGTGGCGCAACCGCCACGAGTTCACCGCCGGCACCGTGGTGCGCACACTGACTGCGGCGGATGACCTGCTGGGGGTGACGTTCCGCATGGACGGGCAGGACGTCCGCCGGAAGGTGACGGTGAAGTACCGGCAGGCGGCGACGTCGACGGCGAAGTCGTCCCGCCTGATCTGTTACGAGGGGTCCAAGGACGAGCTTGAGGCCGGGGACTCCCTGGACGAGTGGATCAGCCCGCCCACGGATCAGGACTGGATCGCGGTGGACTCCACTGCGTTCCCGGTGCTGGGTGGTTGGGGTGCGGCGACGGCGAACAGCGGGCAAGGTTCGTGGATCGGGTTCAAGGGTCTCGACGCTGACGGTGACGAACTGTCGATCATGAACGGGGATTCCCCGTTGGCTGTGTGGTCGTATTCGTTGGCGCGTGTGGGTGTGAACTCGTGGCGCGCTCAGACGACGATAACGTCCCTGCCGACAGGTGTTGACCGTGTGGTCACGGCGACCCGTGCGGAAGAGGGTTCGGAGTTGAAGGCCACGTACCGTGACCGGGGGCTCCCCCTGCTCCGGTGCATGGGTGTGATCACGTGGACGGACCAGGAGTACGTGACGGGTTCGGGCCCGTTCTGGGCCGCTGAGCTTGAGCACGACGTGTCCTGGTTCGTGCAGGACGTCGCGGAGGTTGAAGCCCTCGGGCAGTGGATCGCGGGCCAGACGAACGCCCCACACCCGGTGATCGAGTCCATCGACGTGATCCCGGACGCACGGTTGCAGCTCGGGGACAAGGTCACGATTGATGACCCGGTGCGGACGGGTGTGAAGATCACGGGCGTGATCATCGGGATCTCCCACGGCCTGTCCGCCGGGGAACATACGATGTCATTGAAGTTGCTCGTGACCTCTGTCGTCATCGGCTCGCTCCGCCTGGACGAGTTCGAGCAGTGGCACGGCGGGCTCACGGTCGCCGCCCTCGAAACCAAGTACACGGGCGCGACGGTCACCACCATGGAAACCGACCCCACCAGAGTTTAGGAGCACAGTATGGCCCTTGTGGCTAAAACAAACGCGGACGGGATCGGCTACATCGGCGCGGGGTCCACCCTTGACGGCACCGTGTTCGAGAACGGCACGAAGTACATTGCCGACACGATCCCCGGTTTCGTGAACGGGAAGATCGGCGCGGAAAAGTACAGCCGCCCCGCACTGTCCGCATCCACGGACTTCGACACCGTCACCACCATCGGCGTGCACCCGATGCCCACCTCCCCCACGAACGTCACGACGCAGCACGCACCCACGAACCAGGCCGGCGCACTAGTCGTCGCCAACGTGGGGACCTCGATCATCCAGACCTATCAGACGCTCCAGGCGTCCGGCGTGGTCGCGTGGTCCCGGATTAAGACCGCGGCGTGGTCGGAGTGGCACCGAGAGGGACTGCACCTGAAGAAGGCGCTCTCCACGTCCTCGAACCTGGACACGCTTACCACCGCTGGTGTCTGGTGGATCAACTCAGGCTCCACCGCGACGACACTGGGAATCCCGGGGCAGTCCAGTGGCATCTTCGAGGTGTTCCCTTACGAGTCACTGGTGATCCAGCGGTACACGACCGCGGACCGTGCCGTGTACCTGCGGACCCAGGTGTCGGGTGGGTGGACTGCGTGGGGGGCGACAGGCACCCCGTACATGGGCACGAGGAACACGATTGATGACATCGTGCGCCCGGGCCGCTACGACATCGTCAGCAACACGACGGCGCAAGGGCTCGGGCTCCCGACGTCCGGCGTGATCGAGCACATCCCGTTCGGGTCGTCCTCGGCGCTCCAGGTGTTCTACGCCTCGAAGCCCACGATCCTCATCCGCCTGAAGCTCACCGCAGGGTGGTCCGCGTGGAAGGACCTCCTGGGCGGGGGCACCGCCTCCGGGTCCGGCACTGGGTCGGGGTTCAAGCGCATCCCGTTGGCGCAGTCTCTCGGGCAGTCCGTCGCGGACGCCTGGGCCACGGCGTCGTGGCGTGTGCCGGTCCAGTACAACGCCCCGATCGGGCGGTTCCGGGTGCACATCCAGAACATCAACCCGAGGTTCGGCACCACCCGCGGCGGAGCTGACTTCACGGGTGTCGCCATCGCGGACCACACCGGCAACGGCACCGGGGCGAACTTCAAGACCGTCTCCGGGGCGTTCACACTCCCCTCTGACGGAACCGAATGGGTGTCCCCCTGGATCTCCGAGGACATCGGCGGGAACAAGTCCAAGCTCCTATCCTTCGGGTACACCGCCGCAGCGGCACCGTTCGCCCTGGGCGGCTTCGGATACAGGACCGCGACCCCCGGCGATTACACCGTCGCCACCCCGGGTACACTCGAGTCCGCCGGGCACGTCCCGTTCTTCGTGTGGCTCGAAGCGGAGACCCCCGCCACGACCCCCGTCATCGCCGTCTACGGGGATTCCATCAGCGTCGGGTCCGGGGCCACCCGCCCCGTGTTCGACTCCACACTGTCCGTGCACGCACGGAAGGTCGGGGCGCTGCCCGTGCACTACGCGGCGTCCGGTGACTTCATGGGGGATTGGGAGGCCAACCCGGAGCACTTCAAGTGGAACGTGTGGAAAGACCTGGACCGCCCGGACTCCGTGCTCATGTCCATGGGCAACAACGACGTATTCGACTCCGCAGCCCCCTCCACTGCTGAGCTTCAACGACGTTTCGGTGTGGTCTCGGACATCATGGCGGACAAGGTGTCCGCCACCCAGTACGCCACCACGATCACACCCCGTGACGCGGTGACGGACGGGCGGGAAACCACCCGCAGGGAGTACAACACATGGCTCAAGACCCGCCCGGGGCGGGTGCGGGACGCTTTCGACTACGTGGCCGTGGTGTCCACCGACGACGAGACCCTGATCCCGTCGCTGACTACGGACGGCATCCACTTCAACTCCGCCGGCTACGAGGCTATTGCGGGGGCGATCGTGCGCCCTGTGACCACGGAGCCGCTGGCGACGGTGGTGAAGGACACGGGGTGGCGGAAGGTCACTCCCCCCGCAGGTGTCACCGGCAACGTGTTCATGCGCCGTAAGGGCGACGAGGTGCACATGATGTTCAACCAGGTCGTGACGACCACCGCGGGCAATGTCACTGTGTACGCGCTGCCTGTGGGGTTTCAGCCGCAGTCGATCTCTGGGGCGAACTGGCGCAACGGTGTGGTCATGGACGACAACGACACTACCCGTTGCATGGTCTCGTACTTCTCGGGGAACATGCGGTTCCTGAACATGCTCACGTCGAAACAGTACGGCGGGTACATCAACTTCATCTGCGCGGACACGTGGCCCGCGACCCTGCCCGGGACCGCCGTCTAGGTAGAGCGCAACGCAGTAGTGACGACCCCGAGGCGATCCAGGACTTCACGGATCATCTCGGGGTCGTTCGCGCCCCGCAACACCGCCGCGCACTCCTCAAGTTCAGTGGCGGCGGAACGGATGTCATGGCGCGGGGTCGTGTGCATGCCCAAACTTTAACACCAGACCAGGAGAACACATGACCTATACCACTGCCGTGCCCGTGGCACGGCTTGAGTTCGCGGAGGGCTTCCAGTATTACGGGGCGTCGACGAACCTTGCCGTGACGGCGACGGTGAACCTGCCCGTGGACGTGATCACGCACAAGCCCACGGGGGAGACTCTGCGGGACGGGCAGCAACTCCCTGCCCAGGATGTGAACGACTTCCATGTCCCTGACGCGAGGGCGAACGGGTGGGTCACGCAGGAGGGCCACCACATTAGGGGTTGGTCTTATGACCTGACGGTGACGATCTCCGCGTCCGGGCACCCCACGGTGCTGTGGTCCGCGTCCGTGACCACCCACCGGGCCGTGGACGTGATCACCCCCGGCATGGGGAAGAACACGTCCACCAGTGGCGGTGATGGTGGCGGGGTGGCCCGTGAACGCCGGGAGTCGTGGGCTGACTATGTGGCGTCGTGGATGCGCGCCGAGGTGTGGAACGCCCGCGGGGACAAGTTCCCTGCCGGGTCGGTGCGCCGTATCCGGTTGAAGAAGCCCACGTTGGAGACCCCGTACATCACGGACAGGTTCACCGGGGACGAAGACGTGAACAGCACCTCCGCGTCGCTGTCGTTGCAGTTCCTCGCCCTGTACGCGACCCACTACCCGCACAAGGCGTCCGACGTCCGCCCGCTGGTAGATCACCTCGCCTCCTACCTCCTGTCCATGCAGTGCAAGGACCAGACACAAGCCCGCTACGGTGGCATCCCGCTGGCGCTGAACGACACGTCCTGCGGGACCCTGTCGGCTGCTCAGGCGGGGATCGGGCTGCTCAAGGCGTACAAGGTGTACGGGGCCGGGGAATGGATGGCAGGTGCCCTCCGCATCGGCGAGTTCCTGCGCACCATGATTGACCCGAACCCGAAGTACATGTCGCTTTACGGGGTGAACGTGATCGATGTGCCCGCCGGCACCGTCGTCATCGGGGACCGGATCACTTCGGGTGACGTGTTCCGGTGCACGGCGACCGGGTGGAACCTGACCGCCTGCAAGTTCCTGTACCAGCTCTCCGACATCACCGGGGACGAGCAGTGGCGGACCCTGGCGACCCCGGCACGGGACTTCATGGCACCGATCGTGACCCAGGGGTACGACTACTTCCACACGAAGGGTCACGCGGACGGGATCGCAGCGGGCCGTGTCATCACCAACTGGACGAACCAGTCCAGCCTTGATTTCAACGACAACCAGTTCCACCGGCAGGGCGACGCCCTGAACCCGGCCAACGGGACCGTGGGCACCGACCAGCTCGAGTACGGGCTCACAGCCCTGTATGAAACCGGGTACGACCTCGCCGCGCTCCGCACCGCCTACGAGGGGTGGGTGGGACTGATCAACGCCCCGGCGGCGTCGTCGCCGAACTTCGCCCCCAACTACGACGGGCGGATCTGCCTCACCGGGTACATCCGTTTCAACTCCTACCTGTACGACGGGGAGTCCCGGGCGTTCGGTTCCTACTACGACGCACAGGGTGCCGGGGAACTGTTGAAGTGGAAGCTCGACCAGTACCCGGAGCACTACGCCATGTCCCTGCCGATCGTGACGGCGGTCCTCGCCCCTGACGCGGGTGCACTGCTGGACGAGACGTTCAAAACCGTGTGGTCCGTGGAGGACGGTGGATACACCGCAACGCAGGGTGTGATCCCGATCGCGATGTCCGGTATCGGGCTCATGGAAACCACCGACCACTACGAGAAGGAGTTGGCCGCGTGACGACCACTCACAACCGCAACGCCCTCATGAACGGGGCGTTCCAACTCTGGGACTACGCCGACAGCGTGGACCTCGCAGCACTGCCGTCCGTGCCCTACGCCGCAACCCGGTGGAAGATCGGCGGCGGCACCGCGACGGGCACGGTGGCGAAGGGCACCACTCCCACGGGTTCCACCACCGACAAATGGGTGCGCGGGGTGACGTGCATGAACGTGAACGTCACCGCACCCGGGACCATGAACGTCACGCAGACCGTGGAGAACGGTGTGCGCTACGCCCGCGGACTGCACATGCTCTCCGTCGTCGCCTTCGGCCCAGCTGGCGGATCGTTCACCGTCGAGTGCGCCGGGGTCCGCGGGACCCTCAACACCAAGGGTGGGGTCAACCCGGACGTGCTCCACCTCGAGGTGTACACCGGGGACATCACCACCACCGACATGCCGGTGACCGTGTTCAAGGACCCCGGGGCTGCGGGCCTGTACCAGATCGCCCTCGTGCAGCTCGTGATGGGGCTCAACGCCCCCGAACGCGGCCCCCTGGTGGTGCCCTCGGTGCGGGAGGAACGCCTCCGGGTGTCCCGGTACTGCTACCCCATCACCTCCGGGGAACTCGTCCACGGCGGCTCCACCTCCGGGATGATGGCCCCCCGCTTCGACATGCGGGTGGCACCGTCGTTCATCCAGCACGTGACGACGATGGACGCGATCCAGATCCGCTCCGGTGCCGCCGGGCAGATCACCTCCGCCAACGCGTCCATCAGCAACGTCTCCACCACCGGGGCCAGGCTTGCCGTGCAGGGCACGACGACGGGGTTCACAGCCACCGAAATGATGCTCACCACACCAAGACTCGGAGTGTTCCATGCCGACTACTGACCTCACACAACTCAGTGACGACGAACTCCAATCCCAGCACGGGGCGCTGTCCGCGGAAATCGCACGGCGGGCGGAACTCGTCAGGCTCCCCAACCAATACCGGGACCTCATCGCCCAAGCCGAGCAAGTCGCACAACGCTACGAACACGTCGGCGGGGACCCCGCAAACCTCAACCCCTAGGAGGGGCCGCATGCCCGCACACGTCCCAAGACCACGGCACAACCCACCAACAGCGGTGGACCGCCTCGAAATCCACACCGCAGACACCGGGCTCGCGGCGCTCCTCACCGTGCCCGTCGCGTTCCTCGTGCTCATCACACCGCTGCTCCCCGGGTACGAACCCTCCCGGACCCTGGACAGGCTCCCCGCGATCCTGTCCCTCGGCATGGCTGTGATGCTCGGGGCCGGCGGGATCATCGCCACCCTGGGGCTCTATTGGAAGGGCCGGGTCGTGTCGATCGGCTGGACCCTCGAGCAAATCGGGTGGCTCTTCATTTCCGGGGGCTGGGGAGGGTTCGCGTACATGGCGTGGGACCGTTCCCCCACAACCACACTGTCCTGGTACATCCCCCTGATCCTCTCCCTCATCGCCCTCGCAAGGGTCGTCGTCGTCGCACGCATTGAAAGGGATACGAGGCCCAGGGCGGAGGAGATCCGCACCGAACGTGAATGCGGGGGTGGCGGGTAATGCTACTCAACACCACGCAATCCATCATCAACATCATCGAAGCGATCGGCACCGGGGGTGTCCTCGCGATCCTCCTCGGTTCCACCGGCATCGGCGGCGTCATCACAGGTGTCATCGCCTGGCGGAAGGCACCCGTTGAACGCCGCGACGCCGACATTGCCGTTGCCGAGAAGTCACAAACCATGTCCCTGGCCCTCGCCACAGAGCTGCGGACCGAACTAACCCGCATGGGCGAACGCATCGGGAAGCTCGAGGATCGACTCACGAGAGAAACCCAACGCGGGGACATGCTCGAAGGCAAAGTCCGGGAACAGGACAACACGATCTTCACGCTCCGCGTCTACATCTCCCGGGTCACGGACTGGTGGGCGCACCACATCGTCGCCAACTGGGACCTCGTCCGCACACAGGACCAACCACCAATCATGCCGAAGTTCGAGGAGGCTACGTGATTATCGACGAATCACGGACAGCCGTGAAGTGGACCCCGGGCAGGCAAGGCCGCACCGTGAAAGCGATCGTGGGCCACCACTGGGGCGTCGACGGGCAGAGGCACGACAACGTCGTGGACTTCTTCTGCAACCCCGCCAAACAGCCGGCGGACCCTAATGACGGGACCTCGGCGCACTTCGTGGTGTCGGACGGGCGGTGGCACTGCATCGTTTCCCCCAACGACACAGCGTGGCACGCAGGCTCATGGGCGACGAACCTCGAAACCATCGGAATCGAGATGCGCCCCGAGGCGACCCCCGGCGACTACGCCGCAGCAGCGTCCCTCATTCGGTGGCTCCGCACCCTCTACGGCGACGTCCCGCTGCGGGCGCACCGTGAGTTCACGTCCACACTCTGCCCCGGCAGGTGGGACCTCAACAGGCTAGACATCTTGGCGAGAGGGGGCGGCGTGGGCATGTCACCCGTCCCCACAGGGACCCCGATTACTCAGGAGTTCGGTTCCCACCCTGGCGGCTTCAACCCCTCCGGCGGACACACCGGAAGAGACTACGGGGCGTGGACTGGGACCTACGCGGTGTCACGGGCACCCGGCACCGTCCTGTGGGCGGACTGGTGCCACAAACTCCCAGGCGGGGCCAACGGGTGGGCGCAACGGTGGTTCTTCGACCTTGCGTTCGGCGGGATCATCGTCGTCATCCAACACGACGACGGGCTGATCACCACCTACTCGCACATGTGGTCGACACACCTGAACCCGGGTGACCGTGTCGGTTACGGCGAGATCGTCGGTGAGACCGGGAACACAGGGGCCGCGACGTCCGGGGATCACCTCCACTTTGAGGCGATGCCCGCCAACCCCAACTACGCCTCCCCCACATACGGGCGCATCCACCCGGGCCCGTACATCACCGAGCCCTACACCAGCATCACCACCATCACAGGCACCGTCCCCGTCGTCGTCCCACAAGGAACCGGCGCAGGCGAAGGCGCAACCACCAAAAAGGACTGGCTCAGCATGGCAACCAAGGACGAACTACGCGCCGTCATCCGCGAGGAAGTGAAAAACGCCGACCTCGGCGGCGGCGACAAGCTCGGCGACTACCTCACCTGGCACATCAGCAAGATCCGCACCGGCCTCGACAACGTCCCCGCAGCGGTCATGAACTACGAGGTCCCGCTCCAGGGGCTCGGCAAGGAACGCGGCACCGTCTCCAACGAGGCGTCACAGGTCGCGTGGAACTACGACCGTGTCGAGAAGGTCCGCCGGCAGGTCGTCGCCCAGGGCAAGGAGCTTGAGGCGATCGGTGAGCTGGTCGTGAAGATCGCCGCCGCACTGAACATCCCCACCGACACTGAGAGCGAGGCAGCCTAATGGCGGCGTCCACTATCACCACCCCTGACGGTCACACTGCGGGACGGGTCACGATCGCCGCGACCCTCGTGTCGCTGCTCCCCCCGCTGTTCGCGGTGGCTGTGCTCATCGGGTGCTTCCTGGTGGGGATCTTCGACGCGGAGACCGCCGCTACCGCGATCCTCGCCGTCCTCGCCACCTCCGGTCTGACGACTGGTGCCGTGTACGCGAAGGCGAAGGCCACCCCGACTGACCAGTACGCGACCGTTGAGCGTGTGGTCTCGGTGCCTGCCCCTGATCTTGAGGCTAAGGCCGCTGCCGCTGAGGCGACCGCCCACGCCGTGACCCCCGTCATCCACGACGCCTGAGAGGAGTTCCACCATGGCACGTCGTCTGACGTACTTCACCATCGCTGGTGTGGTCTTCGCCCGTTGGGTGTGGGTCCGCATCCGCTGATCTGTTAGCGTCTACCAGTCCCCCCGGACAGTCCCCATCGGACACGAGAACGCCCCCGTTGAGCTTCGGCTCTTCGGGGGCGTTTTTCTCGTACCCGGAGTTACTTGCCCAGGCCGTCTGCGAGTTCGCGGAGGCTCCGCAGGACTGCGTCAACGCCTGCTTGCACGCCGTCACGGTAGTCCTGGGACACGGGTGCGTCTTCGGGGATGGTGATGGTGGTTTTGTCCGCGAATGCGCGGAGGATGCGCGACGTGGTTTCGTTGGCGTTGCGGACCATAAGTTCTTGGATCTTGCCCTCTGCGTGTGTCATAGCTTCCCTCTCTTTGGGGTTCGGTTTATTCACCATTGTACGTCACATGAGGCGGGGGCGGGGGGATCGCGGCCCAGTTGTTGCCGTTCTCGTCTACGCCTTGCCAGGTTGTGGGGTCTTCGGGGTCGAAGTCGTCCACCGTGGTGGGGGTTTCCGCGGGTGCGGGGATGCCGTATTCGTCTGCCATGCGTGCTTCGTTCTCCTCTTGGATCGCGTCCAACTCCGGGGTGACCCACTCGGAGAACGCGGCCATGATCTCGTTCTCGGTGCCGCACACGGTGATGTCCTCAACCGAGCAGTACAGGGCGGGGTTGTGCACGAGCGGGTAGTAGGCGGTGGGGAGGAGCCCGTGGGCGTAGGCGATCTCCGGGTCAATCGTGGAGAGGTTCCGCACGACCGCCGTGGTGTCCAGCAGCGGGGGCGCGTCCGTGGGTGCGGGTGAACTGTCCGGGATCGGGGTTGCGGGCTGCGGGGGTGCGACGGGTTCGGGTGCGGGCTCCGGGGTGGGGTCCTGCGTTGTCGTGGGGGAGGGTTCCGCGACCGTTGTGGGCTCGGGTGCGGAGGTGGGGACAGCGGTGCCGCACGCGGTCAACAGGAGCACCGCCGGGAGTGTGAGGTAACGACGCATGGCGCGTCCTTTCGGTTCGGGTGATCCCAGGTTAGCGAACGCAACCGACAGCGGTACGGGGCCGCCGGATGTGCCAGGAAATGTGTTCCAAATGTGTGTTGCGCCCCTACGCGCCGGTTCATAAACCAACACACAGCCCTATACGCTACTCGGCGGTCAGGAGCCGTTTCGCCTAGTCACCCCGGGAAATGGGCCTCTGACTAGGGTGTTTTCCGACGCCCGGTTTCCGGTTGATACACCGGACCTCCACGTTGTTGACGTGGCGGTATACGGCACTTGACTATGCGTGATGGTCATTCTGTGTGTTGTCGGTGTGTCATGACGAGTCGTCGAGCATTTCCGACATGCGTTCGCTGAGGTCGTCCAGCTCATCGGAGTACATGGATGAGTAGGTCATGAGCGTGATCTTGGCGTCCGCGTGACCCAGCATCGTCTGCAATGCCTTCACCGACGCGCCTGATCGGATGAGCAACGCCGCCGCTGCGTGACGGAGGTCGTGCACCCGCAACCCGTCTGGCAACCCTGCCTCCCGGGCCGCTGGGGTGAAGATCCGTTTCCGCCAGTTGTTCACATCCAACCTTGTGCCGCTTTCGTTGGTGAACACGAGAGCGTTCCGCACCTTGCCCTCGGTGCGCTCCGCCAAACCATCCACCAGGGAAGCCGTCAGCGGCACCGTGCGCCGACGATGCGTCTTCGGCAGGGTCACGGTCCCCCTCGTGTACGAACGGTCCACAGCGGCCCGTCTACGGGGCAAGTCGAGATCCTTCACCCGCAGCTCCGATGCCTCACCGAAGCGGAGCCCTGTCGTCACCAGCATTTCGACGAGCAGCCTGTGGTGGGGGTGGACGTGCTCGAGCAGGGAACGCACCTCATCGGGGGTGAGGTAGATCCGCTCCCTGCTGTGCCCGCGGGGGAGGGTGATGTTCCGGCAGGGGGTTGCCGGCGCGTGCCCTTCATTCACGCACCACCCGTAGAACGCCCGTAGACGCCCGTATGTGGTGTCCACGGTCCGTGGGGCCAGTCCACTGTTGTGAAGCTCGTACACCCACGCCTGAACGTCTTGGCGGGTGATCGCACCGACTTGCTGGTGCCCCCATTTGGGGATGAGCCTGTCGTTGATCGTGTACTGCACTTCCCGCAGCGTGGACGGCTTGAGTCGGATGAGCGAGGCCTCCCATGCGGGCAGCAGGTCCGACACGAGAGCCTTCCGGTTCCGAGTGGGCACGTACTCCCCGGACCGCTGCTTGTGCTCTGTGGCGACCATGAACGCCCGCGCCTCGTCCTGGGTGCGGAACGACCTGCTACGCCGTGCGGCCCCTTCGGTGTAGACGACTCGCCACCGCTTGCCCTTGCCGTGCGTGGGCTTGAGGGTGCCGTCCTTCCGCTTGTGCATGTCCTCTATGTGCATGTCTGCTCCTTTCGTGGGTTAGGCGGCTTTGTGTCTGCGGCGGGCTTTGCGCAGCTCCCGGAGTTCAGTGGGGGTGGCTGCGTCGATGCGGTCGCGGAGGACGGCGGGGGTGACGTCCAGGTCGCGGGCGATGGCTGCGGCTGGTCCTGGTCGTGCGACGTGCATGAGGTTGGGCCAGGGGATGAGGTCACGGGCGACGGTGTAGCGGACGTGGAGTTCGGTGATGGGGTCTTGGTGCCCGACGTGCCCGAAGGCTACGTGCACGACCTCGTGGAAGAGCGTGCATCGCCGCCCGTACCAGTCGAGGGTTTTGCATAGGAACACGTCGTGGGGGCCGTAGGCGTAGCCGCGGGCGTCGTTGAAGTGCTGGTCGTGGATGGTGAGGCCGAGGCGTTCGGCGATGTACCAGGGGTCGGGGGTTGCCAGTGGCAGGTGGGGGGTCTGCATTCGTACACATGTACCCCAGGTGGCGGACGGGGTAAACGTTTACGTCCGTAACACCAGGACGTTACATGTAGTGGCATTAATACGGTTTTCACACCATCCACCATCAGAACCATGAGATCGCCCAGGACGCACCCCAGATGGCCCCGTACATGAGGCGGGTCATCGGTCGTCCTCCTCGTCCAGTTCGGCAACCCAGTCCTCGAACAGTGCGCCCTCATCGGGGCCCTGGTGATTGTCTGCGGCGACGTCGAGGCGGTCACGCTCCGGGTGTAGGCGGTGGACGTTTGAGGGGCGCTGCGGGGCTTGCCGGCCTTTGGGGAGCCGGTCGGCGGTCATGATGCGGATGAGTTGGTCCAGTGCGGCGCGTTCCTCGAGGGTGAGGTGCCCGGAGTGGGTGGGGGGCTGCCACGGTTCGGTGGTGTCCGCGGTGTAACCCGACATCCGCTCGATCGTGGACAGCGGGACGTCCAACGCCTCAGCAACCTTCTCCATCGTCACCCGCTTGGGCTGGTGCACGGAGCCGTGGATGAGTTGGAGGATCGTGGTGTGTTGGAGGCCGGTCTTCTCGGCGAGCCGGCGGACCGAGGAGAGGCCCTTCTGGTCCATCAGCGTTCGCCATTCCTGGGGGAGTTCTCTGCGTGCCATTTCGTGTCCTTTTGGGTGGGTGGTGCGGGTGGCTTGGGTGGTGCCTGTAGCTATGGGGGCGGGATGCTGCGCATTGCCCATCACCTGACCTTCGGTTGCTGGTGCTTGGTGAGATGAGCATCGCCCAGGGCTGAGCTTAGGCCAACCGAAATGTGAGGATCGCACTCACAATAAAGTTGGTCCCGAGGTCATCAGTGCAGGTCGATGCGTCATTTTTCGTGGGGATACGTGAGTTTGTGTGCTCACTGGTTTATGCTCCAAACACCACTTCACGAAAGGGAATGACATGACTGCCACCGCCACCCGCACCCGCCGAACCCGCAAGCCGGCAGCTCCGAAGCACGAGACCCGGGCCAAGCGTGGACGCCCCGCAGGTCACTGGGTGATCGAGTGCGACGCTGACGCCCTGTACACGGTGCGCGGGTTCGCGAACATGACTCAGGCCCGGTTGGCGAAGGTCGCCGGGGTGTCGACGGGGACGATCGGGAACCTCGAGTCCGGTGCCCGCATCCGGTGCTCGGTGGAGGTTGCGCAGCGGATCGCTACTGCGTTGGAGAAGCCGGTCAAGGAGCTGTTCACGCTCCGCAAGTTGGACGTGTAACAGTTCGTCACATGTCCCCCGCAGTGTGGTGTCTGGTTGAAAAACCATGCACTATGGACACACAACGACCCACAAGGCACCGCAAGGAACCGGACGGGTTGGCTCGAAACGAAAAGCCTGGCGGCGAAGTAGGGAACGGGCGGTTGTTTGAGAACTCCATATGGACCGTTGGCAGGGTTCCCCGAAGAAGGGGAGATCGAGACAAACTGCCACGCCCCGAACCCGCAACGGCGGTCACCCGTGCATCACAGGCACGGCGGGGCACTGGGCTCAGCCCATCCAAACCCGCTGAGGCGGAAGACCAGTCCCGTACTGGTGAACACCCACCCCCGATATAGGAGTCGTCATGAATAACGACGTCGCGTTCCGTCTCACACAGTGCGGGCTCAACCCCGCGAACTACCACCTCGCGGATATCGCCCACGACATCCGCGACACCCACCCCCAGGGACGCCGGCCCACCCAAGCTGGTTTCCTCGCCATCGCACACCACAACGAAAGGACCCCCCGGTGAGCCGTAACAACCTTGTTGAACTCCGCGCCGCGAAGTGCGACCAGATGTTCCGTGACCGCCTTGAGGACGTTGAGTTCCTGATCCGCATGGGTGAGCACCCGGAGAACATTGTGAAGCGGCTGGGGCTCCGGTCGTTGCATTCGGCGCATTCGTACTTCCACAAGCGTGGGCGTCTGGATGTGGCGCAGCATTTCACGAAGTCGGTTGCGGAAGGAGTCGCCGCGTGAGCCCGATGTACTTCACCGTTGATCAGTTCGCGGAGATGACGTCGTTTTCCCCGCACATCATCCGTCAGTGGTGCCGTATCGGCCCGAAGGCTGGTGGTATCCGTGCGATCAAGACCGGCAAAGAGTGGCGCATCCCGTCGTCCGCGATCACCGAGTGGGAGAACCGCAACACCTACCACGCCGCCTAGGAGGGCATCGTGAACAATTTCAACCTGTTATTCCTCGCCAGCTGGCTGTTGGTCGGCTGGGGCGTCAAGGGTCTGATGAACTGGATTGGGGGTGACCGTTGGAAACCCTGATCACCGTTCTCGGCGTGATCGACGTGTTGCCTGGTGGATCACCCGTAACCCTCACCCTGGCCGCTATCACCGGGTGCGTCCTGCACCTCGCACGAACCCCCCAGGAGGAACAGTGACCCGTTGTGCTTGCTGGTCTGATCACCGTGACGTTGGGCGGATGGTCAAGACCTTCACCCGCAGGAACCCAATGTGCCCCGTGGAGGAGCACCGACGAAAGGCAAACCCATGACCCCCGAACAGCACTACGAAAAGGCCGAATACTGGCTCAACTTCTTGACGTCCAAGCGCTCGAACCTGACAGACCCCAGGGCTCGTGAAGTTGCGGCGCTGGCCCAGGTGCATGCGACTCTCGCCACGATCAGCACACCCCCGCTAGGAGCGAACCAATGACCACGACGCAGCCGACCCCCCGGTTCGTGCACGACCTTGAGGAAGCCGAAGACCTGGGCAGGGTCGCGGGCCGCATGTGGTGGGGCAAAGCCGTTGAGCTTTGCGACCCACACGAGTGGACCCCCGAAGCCCGCAAGAAGTGGTGCGCGCTGCTCGATGTGATCCATGAGAACCCGTACCACCCCGGGGGCATCGCAGACGACATGGACGACGACCGCCGCAAAGCCTGCGCTAAGCGGTTCGACATCGCGTTCGAGCAGGGCAAACACGAGAAGCAAGCCGAAACACGACGGAAGGCAGCCTGATGCCCGGAGCACCCGATACATGGAAGCACCGTGCGCGTTGGTTCACCCCCGTGGTGCACCGCCTTGAGGTCCGCCCGTTTGATGCGACGGAACCACCACCGAACCCACCAGAGAAGTGGGAGATCGACAGGGCACGGGATGTCGTCGTTCACCACATCGCCACCCAATGCCACGAGGCAGACACCACCGGGAACTACAGGCCGATGGATCTCATCAGAGACCTCGTGTCCATTGACCTCGGTTCCCAGAGGCTCGACCCAACGGGGCTTTACATCCTGATCGAAACCTGGCCCCTTGCAGGCGAGTTCCCCACGGATGATGCCGCAGACGCTTACGAATACGACACCCGCCAATGGTTGAGCGACCACGGCTGGGGACAAAGGAGAGCAGCATGACAACGCCTTTGACTTTCGACCCCGTCAAGCACGCCTATCAACTGGACGGTAAGCGTGTCCCGGGGGTGACCACGATCATCGGTGGCGGCGTGCCGAAGAACGCCCTCCCAGGTTGGTACGCCAAGCAGGCAGCCGAGTATGTGCGGGACAACTTCCACACTCTCAACCCCGCGGACCCCAACTTCGTGCGTGAGGTCGCCAAGGCCCCGGAGAAGACGCGGGACACCGCTGCGGCCCGTGGAACCGACATCCACAACGCGGGTGAGGCTTTGGCGACGACGGGTGAGGTTGACGCCTCCAAGTTCGCCGCCGAGATCCAGCACTACGCGGACTGGTTGGACGAGTGGGAGGTGAAGCCCATGTTGGTGGAGCGACCAGTGTTCTCGAGGGACCCCCGTTATGCGGGAACCTTTGACTTAGTTGCAACGTCCCGGTTCATCAACGGCGGCAAGCCGACGATGTTCGATTTGAAGACCTCGCGCTCCGTCTACGGGGACACGAGCCTCCAGGTCGCCGCTTACGCCATGGCTGACAAGTACATCGACGCCGCCGGCAAAGACAAGCTCATGCCCGTCATCGAGTACGCCGCCGTGGTGCACATCCGCGCGGACGGTGTCGACTGCCACCCGCTCTGCACCTCCCGCAAGGAGATCCTGTGGGCGTATGAGCAGTTCCTCGCCGCGTACGAGACGTACAAGAACACCAACGCCCGCAAGAAGATGCTGAGGCCCCCGCTTCAGAAGGCACCCCTCGACCTTTACAACACCCTCAAGGAGACCGCGTAATGCCCCTCGTCACCCGTAAGCCCACCGCCAAGCCATCCTGGCCCGCACTCCTCATCGCAGGCGCAGAGAAGGCCGGCAAGTCCTGGACCTGCGCCGTCGCGTCCGCCTCCCCCAAGATTGGGCGCACACTCTGGGTCTCCATCGGTGAGACCGACCCCGACGCCTACGGTGCTATCCCCGGCGCGAACTTTGAGATCGTCTACCACGACGGCACAGTGAAGGGCATCGTCAACACCCTCACCGAGATCGCCAACGAACCCCAGGGCGAACTCCCCACCCTCCTTGTCGTGGACTCTATGACCCGGCTTTGGGACATGGTCACCGACGACCTCCAGAACATCGCCAACAACCGGGAACGCAACCGCGGGCAGATCAGCATGGACCTTTGGAACAAGGGCAAGAAGGACTGGCAGCGTGCCGTCAAGGCCATCCTCGCCCACAAGGGCCCCGCGCTACTGACGGCCCGACTCGAGCCCGTGACCGTGATGGACGAGCGTGGACGCCCCACCCCGATCAAGGCCGACAAGATCAAGACGGAGAAGTCCCTCCCCTACGACGTGGACGGGGTCGTGCAGATGCCGGAACGCGGTGTCGCGATCATCTCCGGTATCCGGTCTACGGTCCTTCAGTTGCAGGAGCCGACGCAGTACCCGGGGTTCACCGTTGACGGGCTGTGGGACTCCCTGGGGCTCGCTGACGTCGCACCCCGGCAGGTGTCGCACCCGGTGCCGGAGGAAGCCCCGGTTGACCCTGTGGAGCCCGTACAGGCCCCGCAGGAGCCGCAGACGATCCGTCGCGCCCAGGGTGGTGCCCGGTGAATCACCCACACCTCAAGCCCGTCTCGGAGTACGCCTGGGCGGGTGCCGTGAACGACCTCGCCGCGTTGATCGTCACCGGGTGGGACACCCCCGAAGAAATCGACGCCATCCGGTGCAAGTGGGGCATGGTCCCCGCCGAAATGCCCATCGCACTCATCGACGCGGAACTAGAACTCGAAAAGGGGTGGGGACAACCCAGATCAAGAAAGGATGCAGCGTGAGTTTGACCATTACCTGCCAGAGCTGCGGGAACGTGGTGGAAGCGCAGAGGCGCACCAAAAAGTTCTGCTCACCGAATTGTGCTCAACGAACCCGGGGTGGCTATCCCCAGAAACGCAATTGCCGGCTATGCAGCACAGAGTTCGAGGTCTTGACTACTGCGGATGCCAACAGGCAGTACTGCTCAAAATCATGCTCCAAGACGGCCCAGTCTAAGACGATCAAGGGATGGCATGAGGCGAATCCTGATGCACAGAGGGAGTATGCGAGGAAGCGTCTCCAGAAAAACCCTGGCTATTGGGTAGACAAGGCCAGACAGGAACGCATAGACACGTTGGCGCTTCTCGGTGGTGCATGTGTTGTATGTGGCGTGACTAATAGGTACTGGCTCCATGTGGACTACATTCCGACAACCAAAGATATGGCTTACAGGCATCCACGTAACATCGCTTATATCAGGCGGCATATTGAGAAATTCCGGCTGTTGTGCGCTAACCACCATTACGAACTCACTCTTACTGGAAAAATCGAAGGAACGGATATAACCCAGTGATATCCACACTGAAGTTACTCGATTTGTTTTCTGGGGCCGGAGGTGCCGCTATGGGTTATTTCCGTGCCGGCTTCCACGTGACCGGCGTCGACATCGAACCGCACGACGACTTCCCCTTCCGTTTCATGCAGGGGGACGCGCTCGAGGTGCTGACCGACGTGGAGTACCTGCGGGGCTTCGACCTTGTGCACGCTTCACCCCCGTGCCAGGCGTATTCGACGGCGACGGCGAACAAGGCGAAGCACCCGGATCTTGTCGGCCCGGTGCGCGACCTCCTCATCGCCGCTGACGTCAATTTCATTATCGAGAACGTTCCGCAGGCCCCGCTCATCAACCCGGTCCGCCTGTGTGGTTCGTCGTTCGGGCTCAGGGTCCGCCGGCACCGCGACTTCGAGTCGAACCTCCCCCTCATCGGTTCCAAGTGCGACCACAAGGCGCAGGGGCAACCCGTTGGCGTGTACGGCGACCACTGGGATTCACGGGAGTTTTTCCGACCAGACGGTTCCAAGCGCGGCGGGAAGGCCACCTCGTTGGAGGACGGGCAGGACGCTATGGGCATCGATTGGATGACCTGGGAAGACCTCAAGGAAAGTATTCCGCCGGCGTACTCGGAGTACCTGGGGCGGCAGGCCCTCGAACACATCGAAGGAGTCCCCCTTGCGCGAGCTGCGTGATGCCCCCGCTCACCCCTCCCGACCCGTTCCGCGCTCAGTAGGAGCCGGCAACGGCAGCGGGTTCCGCCCGTATGTGTATCGCGGTGCCCAGCCGCACACCCCCAAGAAGTAACCCGGGAGGGGGCCTCTTCCCCGGCCCCCTCCCCCACCCCTCAAGGACACCCCATGGAATGCATCGACTGCCACCGACCACTCCGCCACCGCAAAACACCCGCAGCAGACGCACCAGGAACCCTCCGCGCCTACCCCGGCGGGCGCTGCCCCAACTGCTACAAAGACGCACCCCGCCTCGGGAAGCAGAAAGCCACCGAATGCAAGGGCTGCCACCGACCACTCCGCCCAACGTCCGTGACGCTCCTAGAACGACCAGGGACCGTGGTGCACCGTGGGAACTCCATGTGCATGGCGTGCTGGCGTGACGACAAGGGACTCACCACGTACCGGCGTGAGACCCGCCCGGAGGCGTGCAAGGAGTGCGACACCCCGTTGCGCCCGAACCACGCGGACCCCGCAGCTTACGCACCTGACGCCCGTAGGCACGGCGGTAAGGGCCTCTGTTACGTCTGCTACAACGCCGACCGTGACCGCACGCGGGAACGCCGCACACCGAAGCCTGCGCCCGTTCAGGTGGCACCTGTGGTCGCACCGGAGCCGGAACCCGAGATCACCGACCCCGCCCTCCTGCGTCTCATGTCTGAGCGGCAGGAGCGTATCCGCCGGCAACAGCAGGTGCAGCGGGTTCGTGTCGCCCAGGAGGCGGCGCGGCGCAGGTTCATCCAGTCAAGGCAGGCCGCGTGACCATCACCCACCGCCCGGACGGTACGTGGCGGGCCTACCACGGGCACTCCCTGTACGCGGTGTCCGGGACGTTCTGCCACCTCATGCACATCCTGAAAGAGAGAACCCTATGAACCTCGAACACGCTTACGAAGCGGCGACCCGCGCTGAGTTCAACCACTGGGGCCCGTCGTGGCCCACGCTCACCTACGAGACCGACGTGGAGCACCGCGAATACCTCGCATCGCAGGTAGAGCGGGCAGTCAATGCCGCGGCCCCGTTGATCGCCGCACAAGCCCTCCGCGACTTCGTGAATGACATCCCGGGGAATGAGTACACCCGTGCTGACCTGATCGGCTACGCCTATGACTTGGAGACCAAGTGAACCTCGAACACGCTATCAATGCTGCCGCCCGCACCCACTGGGAGACGTGGTGGACCGCTGTGCCCCCGGAGCCGGTGCGTCGTTGGGATCACCTGTCGGACACGGAGAGGGACGAAGTGCGGGCCCTCGTCCGACCAATCGTGGAAGCCGCCGCACCCTGGATCGCACAAACCACCCTCCGTTCCGAGGCGTGGGCCTTCCGCGGCATCGAGGGGTACAGCGGCTTCACTGTGCAGGCGAAGCTCAACGCCCGTGCGGATGAGATCCAGGCGGTGACCCGGTGAACACCTACTACCAGGACGACCTCGTCACCCTCTACCACGGGGACGCCCTCGACGTCGTGACAACCCTCCCATCCGGTTCCATCGACTGCGTGGTCACCTCACCCCCGTACTACGGTCTCCGGGACTACGGGGCAGAAGGACAATACGGCGCGGAGGCGACGCAGCAGGAGTACATCGACACCCTCGTGCGGCTGTTCCGTGAGGTCCGCCGCGTTCTTGCCGACGACGGAACCCTGTGGCTGAACCTTGGCGACGGGTACGGGAAGAACAAGCGGCTGCTCGGCACCCCGTGGAGAACCGCCATCGCCATGGACGACGACGGGTGGACGCTCCGCAACGAGGTGATCTGGCACAAGCCCAACGCGATGCCCGAGCCCGTACAGGATCGACTATCGGCGCGGCACGAGCACCTGTTCCTGTTCGCCAAGTCGGCGCGGTACTGGTTCGAGCTCGACCCAATCCGGGAAGAACTCGTCTACCCCGACGCTGGCGACGGGTCGCGGGTGTTCGGTGGGAAGAACAAGGCTGCATCCCTGAACACGGGCAGCAGTGCCCGCCGTACCGGACGCGCCTACACCGCGGACGGGTCCAAGGGGAAGAACCCCGGCGATGTGTGGTCGATCGCCACCACCCCGTTCCCCGGGGCGCACTTCGCCACCTTCCCCCTCGAAATCCCGCGGCGTGCGGTGCTCGCCAGCTGTAAACCAGGCGGAACCGTGCTTGACCCCTTCAACGGGTCAGGGACAACAGGTGCCGCAGCACAGGCCCTTGGACGCAAGTACGTAGGCATCGACATCAACCGGGACTACCTGGACCTCACCCTCAAGTCACGCCTCCAGAACGGCGTGCTCGACCTAGGGAGTGCAGCGTGAACACCTACATCATCCACCCGGGCCAGTCTGGTGCCACGGTCACCCCCTGGGACGACGCCACACCCTCCGCCCGCAAAGCCCACCGCGATGCAGGGGCAGGGTTCACCATCCAAGCCCGCGACGAAACCAGCCTGCGCCGCACGCTCGGGAAATACTTCCAGGAGGGGCCATGAGCACCGAAATCTGGGGCATTATCTGGACCCGCGACGGCAACAACACCGAACCGAGTTGGTATGAGACCAAGGAAGACGCCGTGGCCGAGTACAACAGTCGCGACGACAAGTACTGGCCCTCGTATCTGGTCGTGGGTCGGATCGCGGACATCAGCATCGTGCACAGCAGTAACCCCGCCGGACCGCCCCCGTGGGAACGGGACTACGAATGCCACTACTACCAGGACCCGGCGTGATGTGGTTTCTGTTCGACCACTTCACCGCATGGCTCGCAGCCTTCGACGACGCAACAACCCACGAGGAGACCCAATGGCACCCGACGAACTCGCAGTAATCCGGGAACGCAGATACTACCTGCTGTATGAGGCGAAATGCGACCGCGACGAACTCGTCGCCTACATCGACGAACTGCACGCCACCATCGCCGCGCTTCGTGCCGGCCAAGGCACCCCCCAAGATCAGCCCCGCAAGTGGGCCGTAACACTTGATCAGGGCATGTACCTCGTTTCCAACGGGGACTTCGCCCTCGGGACCGTCTACTCCACGCAGGAACTCGCGCAACGACAAGCCGACAAACTCAACACCCAGGAGAACCGATGAACCGTGACCGCCTCAACCGCATCCGCACCCGCCACGCACGCGCCCTCACCCTACTCGACGGGGGGCAGCTCCCAACCAACCGGGAATTCATCCAGTTGATCCAACAGGACATGACCGACCTACTCAACGAACGAACGAATACGCGGCGGCACTAGATGGTGCGTGGATGAACCACCGAACAACAACCCATTTCGGTTGCTGGTTTTCGGTGTATCATCCATGAGACAATAAAAGGTGCAAAAAGCCCCTCCGGTTGTGCTGACGACACAGCCGGAGGGGCAAGTCATCAACGACTAGGAAGGAGTCGCTGATATGACCAATACTACCTGCTCTCGCGCTGAATGCGGCAGCCCTATCTTCACTCGAGACGTTTGCGTCAGGCACTACCACCAAATGAGAAGGGCTGGCGACTTGAAGCCACTCCCCCGCCATTCGGTCAAAGACATCGACAAAGATGCGCTCACTGGTGTTTGTGCCATATGCGGCCCTGTAGAACTGTCTACCCGTGAGAGAAATGGGAGAAGGCAGTATGAATGCCTGATCGCACGACGAATCGGGCGTAGAACTCGAAACCCTCAACAACCAGATCCTGAGGGGAGCCGCCGGCGTAGGTTGTGGCGGATGTTCAAACTTACGGAAGCCGATTTTGAGCAGATGATCTCCGACCAGGACGGTCGCTGTGCAATTTGTGGAACCACCAACGCAGGGCCTAAGAAGCAGTGGGCAATCGACCATGACCACGACTGCTGCCCTGAGCCCGCACGATCATGCGGCAAATGCATCAGAGGGTTGCTTTGCTTCCACTGCAATTCTGGTCTCGGCATGTTCAGAGACAATCCACAGTCCCTCGCGAATGCAATTGATTATCTATCCCGCACTTCTTCGCACTCCCGGAAGGGGGCTAAGTGAGCAACGAAGCAATCACCTGGGCGTTCAAGCAAGAGCTGCCCATGACCGACAAGTTCGTCCTCGTGGCCCTTGCTGATTACGCGGATGAGGCGCACATGTGCTTCCCGTCCTACCAGAAGACCGCAGGGCGGATCGGGGCGTCCCCCGACACGGTGAAGCGTGCGACCAAGCGGCTGAACGAAGCCGGGTACATCGACATCATCCCGTGGAAGCGACCAAACGGCTCCACCACCTCGAACCGGTACCGACTGAAGGTAGGGGGGGCAACGTGCACCCCCCCGCAGGATGCTACCCCCCCTGGGTATGTCGTTGCGGGGGAGGCCCCGGGCACTGGTGCATCCCCTATTAACCATCAGTTGATCCCCCAGGTAAACCAAGACGTCTCCGACGGTCTCGCTGAGGCTTTCGAGGACTGGTGGAAGCTATACCCATCGAAGGCCAGGGGGGCCAAGAGCAAGGCGCTGACCCAGTACAAGAAGCGCGCCAAGGAACACGGTGCCGCTGAGCTGAAGACCATGCTCAGCATGTACCTCCGCGCCAAGGCGACCGAGAAGGCAACGGACGGGTTCACCCCGAACCCTCCCCACGCTGAACGGTGGCTCCGGGACGAGCGGTGGAACGACTACGGCCAGGTGGTGACCATCACCCGGGCGAACGGCACGCAGATCCCGGGATGGTCTAAGACCGAGTGCGACGAGATCCTTGGCGGCTCGGACCACTGGTCCTGCCCAGCCCCACCCGAGGGCCTGACCCTTCAAGAAGAAGTCACGTGGAAGCGCGAGCAGGTCGCCGCGCACCTAGACGAACGACGACAGAAAGCATGGGAGGTGATCAACCGTGGCAGTGCGGCATGACCCCAACGCGGAATGGTCCGTCATCAACGTAGCCATGATGGACCCGAGGGCACTGGATGAGATCCAGGTGAAGCCCGAGGACTTCTGGGACCCGCGGAACGAGGTGCTGTGGCGGCTCATCCTCGATCAGAAGCGCATGGGCCGGCCCGTGGACCCGCTGTCGATCTCGCAGGTGATCCCGCCGTCCGGCGTTGACGGGGTCACGTTGGAATACATCAACGACTTCATCCGCGGCACGAACGTGTCACGGGGTACGGCAGGGCACCACGCCAGGATCGTGACCGGGCTGGCGAAGCTCCGCCGTATCCAGGAGCTTGGCGCGAAGCTCCAACAGACAGCGTCGGAGGCCGCATGGGATGACACCGACGCCCCGCTGGACGACGCCAGGGCGACCCTCGAGAAGATCGCCAACGAATCCGCGGGCGTGCAGATCCGCACGTTCGCTGACGCCCTCGAGGACGCTATCCACGAGTGGGAGAACCCGCACGAAGCACCCGTGTACCCGACAGGGTGGGCGGAACTGGACCACCTCCTCAACGGGGGGTGGAAGCCGGGGCAGCTCACGATCCTCGGTGCCCGCCCCGCCACCGGCAAGTCGTTGGTCGCGGGTTGCGCCACGGTTGCCGCTCACGGGTACGGTGCCGGGTTCTTCTCCCTCGAGATGTCGGAGCGGGAAGTTGTGGCACGCATAGTCGCCACGGAGAAGGGCATCGACCTCGGGAGGATCGAGACTGTGAACTTCTCCGACGCCGACTGGCAGAAGATCATCCGCCTCCGCGGCGAAGCACCCGATTGGCGGGTGTTCCTGGAGGCCAAGCCCAAGCGGTCCATCGCGCAGATGAGGGCAACGATCCGCACGTGGCGTTCACGCGGCCCCGTGCCGCTGATCGTCGTGGATTATGCGCAGCTGATCGCGCCGGCTGACAGGAACGAACTCCGGGAACGGCAGGTCTCGAGGATCACCGAAGACCTCAAGGCGATCGCCAAGGACTTCGACTGCCACGTCCTCGCACTGGCACAGGTGAACCGCGGGTCCACGCAGCGCGACGACAAGCGACCAACAATGTCAGATCTCCGTGAGTCCGGCGGCATCGAAGCCAACGCAGACAACGTGTTACTGCTCCACCGTGACGAAGAGAAGGCCGACGAGATCGAGTTCATCGTCGCCAAGAACCGCCACGGGCAGACCGACACCATCAACCTCGTCTGGCGACCGCACTACGCCTCGGTCAACTCGATGATGCAATCCGACCGTAACTACCGATTTGGGATGTGAAATGAACGACGACCGGGACGAATCCCCCGCCTGCGAAACCGGAAACCATGACGCATGTACTGACATTGCAAATCCAACGGCGAAGAAGCGTGACCGCCGCGGATGCATGTGCTCTCACCATTTGGCCCGGTTTTAAGCGTGACACATTAGCATTGTTCTAGTATCATGGTGTATAAGCCAGACACCACAACGAACGGAGAGAAATGGCGACCCCCGTAACCATCCCTTCTAGCGTCGCGGCCCGCGCAGCCACCAACTACACGCCAGACTCAAACGGCTGCTGGAACAGCAACTACGCGGTAAGCTCCCCCGGCTACCCCAAAGTTGGATGGCAAGAAGGTGAGATTAGGCGTGCTGTCACCACAAGTCGTGCCGCCTGGACTCACCACAGTGGCCGGCAGGTCCCCGAAGGTGGGCGCGTGAAAGCCAAGTGCCGTAACAGGTTGTGCGTAAACCCGGAGCACATTTTCATGGTTGAGCGCCCCGCGAACTGGAAGCCCCGCAAGATCAACCCGCACAACCCGGACCTCCCCCGCCACATCAAGGACCCTGTAAAGCGGTTCTGGGCCTACGTGGATAAGTCTGGGGACTGCTGGCAGTGGAATGGTGGAAGGTCCACGTGTGGGTACGGGCGGTGCCGGTGGGATGACAAGTCGCAGTACGCGCATCGAATCGCCTACCAACTCGCAAAGGGTCCGATCCCGGAGGGGATGTACCTGGATCACAAGTGTTTCAACACTCTCTGCGTGAACCCCGCCCATCTTCGGATCGCTGACACCTACCAGAACGCCCAGTACCACCAGGGCGCGAATCGCGACAATAAGACCACCGGGGTTCGAGGAGTTCACCCGCACGGTCGTGGTTACAGTGCGATCATCGGGTACAACAACGGATACCTCTACCTGGGCACCTTTGACACCGTCGAAGAAGCTGATGCTGCGGCTCAGGCCAAACGGGAGGAACTGTACGACTTTTACAAGCCCGCAGCCTAGCAATTGCTGTATTCTGGTTTATGAACCATGTACCGAAGGAGACCCCCGTTGAGTTTCATCAAGACCCTTATCCGTGAGCTGCGTGCATCCGCCGTCCGTATCCGCACCGCCCATACGGAGGAGGTCATCACGTTGACGGGTCCGCGTGACACGTGGGTCCTGTGCCATGGTGACGTCGTGCGTGACGGTACCGGGCGTGAAGGGACCGTCACCGACGTTGCGGGTCGTAAGTCCGTGGACTTCGGCGACCACCGGGTCAACAACGCCGCCGGCCTCACCTACCCCGTGCACATCCTCAACAAGTAACCCAAGGAGACACCCGTGAACATCCCTAAAAAGGCCGTAGAAGCTGCCGAGCGTGCTTATTCCTGGTGGGAGTACGACACGGAAACGAAACTTGGGCGGATGGAGTACGCGCTAGAGGCCGCGGCCCCGCACCTGTACGCACAGGCACTCCGGGACGCAACCGAGGACCTGTACTCCTACCGAAACAGCATCAGGACCATGGAAGGCGCAGTGGTATGGATGCATGATCGCGCCGACGAGATGGACCCGCAGTAACCAAGTTTCCGCACGGAAGCTTGAGCAACCACCCAAACGAAAGAGGTAACACCCAAATGGCTAATGACACTGTGATCACCGTTATCGGCAACCTGACAGCTGACCCGGAGGTGCGCTTCACCCCGTCGGGTGCTGCGGTCGCTAACTTCACGATCGCCAGCACCCCGCGTACGTTTGACAAGAACTCGAATGAGTGGAAGGACGGGGACACCCTGTTCCTCCGTTCCTCGATCTGGCGTGAGGCCGCTGAGAACGTGGCGGAGTCGCTGACGAAGGGTGCCCGTGTGATCGCTCAGGGGCGTCTCAAGCAGCGTTCGTATGAGAAGGACGGGCAGACCCGCAAGGTGGTTGAGCTTGAGGTTGACGAGATCGGCCCCAGCCTGAAGAACGCCTCCGCTGTGGTGACGAAGGGTGGCAAGGGTGCCGGTGGCGGTCAGCCTGCCGCGTCTGGTCAGTGGGGTAACCCCCAGCAGCCGCAGCAGGCCGCTCAGGGCGCTTGGGGGAACCAGGGGGCACCCGCACCCGCCTGGGGCCAGAACGCCCCCCAGAACGGCGCACAGCAGTTCCCCGGAGCCCCGTTCTGATCCAACCCACCCAACGTGGCCCGCTCCTAACCCGGGGCGGGCCACACCAATGAGGAGCGACATGGCCCGCCGGTTCGATCACATCGACTACCTGTACATGACCCTCATCGCACTACTCGTCGCCGGCACGATCCTCTACGGGCTCGTGCTCACCGCAGAAATCATCACCCTCAAGGAGAACCAATGAACCTCACCCCCGCCATCAACGCAGCCATTGACGCAGTCGAGCGACTTGGCCACAACATCGGAACCCGTGGCATCACGGACATCATCGACGCCGCGGCACCCCACATCGCCTCCCAGGCTTGGGCTGAAGGTGTCCGCGACGGAGAACGCAACGCCAACCTCGGCGTCGCAACCCCCAACCCCTACGAGGCCCCGTGACACGCACCAGGGCCTCCGCGAAACAAGCTGGGGCGTCGTTCGAGCGGGACATAGCCGACCACCTCCGCGACCACCTAGACGACCGCATAGACCGCAGGGTCAAAACCGGGGCGGCCGATAAAGGCGACATCGGCGGAGTACGAGACCGAGACGGCGACCGCGTCGTAGTGGAGTGCAAAAACTACGCGGGCCAACTCAAGCCCTCCGAATGGCTCCGCGAAGCAGAAACCGAACGAGCCAACGACAACGCCGCACTCGGGGTCGTCGTCGCCAAACGACGAGGCGTCACATACCCCGGGGACCAATTCGTCCTCATGACCGTCGACGACCTCATTCAACTACTCAAGGAGAAACCATGACCATCACGCTCTTTACGAAACCATCGTGTGTCCAGTGCGAGGCGACCAAGCGGCGGCTCGACAAGCTCGGCATCGACTACACCACCGTGGACGTCACCAAGGACCCCGCAGCGTTCGACCACATCGTCGGCCTCGGCTACCAGCAGGTCCCGGTTGTGGAGGTCAAGCGGTCCAAGAAGAAGGACGAGTCCTGGGCAGGCTACCGCCCGGATCTCCTCGCAGGACTCAAGGGGGCGGCGTGAACACCATCGAAGTCACCATCGGCAACCGCACCTACGTCACAGACGACAACGGACGATTCACACTCAAGGAGACCGGGGACGAGTGAACGTCAACCAGATCAAAGCCCAGGCACTCCGTGATGCGGCTGCGGATCTCATGAACCGCAACGACTCCGAAGAAGACAACTGGCACGAGGGCTACGTGAGTGCCGTGCTCAGGTTGCAGGACATCGCAGACGAAATGGAGACCGAATGACCCTCATCATCAACGGCGACTGCCTCGAAGAACTCCGGGCAATGCCCGACAACTCCGTGGACGCGGTCATCACAGACCCCCCGTATGGCCTGTCCAACACCACCCCGACCCAGGTGGCGGAGACGATCGCCGCGTGGGTGAACGGTGACCGTGAGCACGTCCCCGCCGTCAAGGGGGGCTTCATGGGCGCTGCGTGGGACTCCTTCGTGCCCCCGCCGGCCGTGTGGGACGAGGTCTACCGGGTGTTGAAGCCGGGCGGGCACATGGCCGTCTTTGCCGGCACGCGGACACAGGATCTTATGGGCATCGGTATTCGGCTCGCTGGGTTTGATATTCGTGACAGCATCGCGTGGATCTACGGATCAGGAATGCCGAAATCCCTCAACGTCAGCAAGGCGATCGAGAAGGCTGCTGGATCTGAGGGGACAGACGAGGCGAAGCGTTGGGAGGGTTGGGGTACTGCGACGAAACCCGCTCACGAGCCCGTAATTATCGCCCGGAAGCCGTTGTCGGAGCGCACGGTCGCCGCGAACGTCCTCACCTGGGGCACCGGGGCGATCAACGTGGACGCCACCAGGATCACCCACGCCTCCCCCGAAGACCTCGCCACCTCCCAGGCGAAGAACCCGGGCAGGACCGACACGGTCACCTCCGACGTGTACGGGGCGAACCGACCCCAGCAGACCGTGAACGCGCAGGGCCGGTTTCCGGCGAACGTGGTCCTCGACAGGGCCAACGCGGACCGGCTCGACCAACAGTCCGGGACGCTCAAGTCCGGCGGGCGGAGCAAGGAGCCGGGCGACGTTATGCGTAGCAACTGGCGGTCCAACGAGGGCCGTGAGGGCGAAGTCGTCCGGGCGACCGGATACGAGCGTAGCGCCGACGAGGGTGGTGCGTCGCGGTTCTTCCACGTGGCGGAGAACCTGGCGGCCCTGGACGCCCCGTTCAAGTACTGCGCTAAGGCACCGAAGAAGGAACGACCCTCGTACGTGGACGATGGTGGGCGGACGATACAGCACCCCACAACAAAGCCCCTCAGCATCATGTCCTGGCTCTGCAAATTGTTGGTTCCCCCGGGTGGCACCGTCCTCGACCCCTTCGCCGGCTCCGGCACCACAGGCGAAGCCGCCATCCGGGAAGGGTTCAACCCCATCCTCATCGAACAGCACGAACCGTACATCCCCCTCATCCGGCAGAGGATCGAACGCGCCACACCCCCCGAACCGACACCGGACGAAGACCTGCTCGACCTCATCCGAAAGGACGCAGCATGAGCACCCCCCTGCTCGACGTGACCCATACCCTCACCCGTGATCACCTCCGCTCCGTGGACGGCAACATCGCCATGGAGGAAGCTCTCCTCGACACGCTCAAATCGTTGATCAACCCATCCGGGGCCGGCAACGGCTCCTCCGACGGTGGCGGTTCTGGTGGTGGCTCGAGACCCCCGATCAACCTAGACGCCCTCGACACCTGGACCCACATCAACCGCACGATCCGGGAAGGCTCCCCCTACGGGAACCACCCCGCCGTGCAGAAAGCGGACATCAAGACGCTGCTCCGCGGATGGGTCAACCACACCACCGACCCCGTCGAAGCACTCCGCCTGTACGAGCTGTGCGACGGATGGGTCCGCCAGATCCGCGAAATCCTCGAACCGAGCAAGAGGATGCCCCTTAGCGGGTACTGCCCCGAATGCGGGAAATCCCATGTCGAGACGCTGGACGAAGACAACGTCGCCCGCTACGACACGGCCATCATCGCGTTCCCAGGGGCGCAGCCGGTTTACGCGCAGTGCCGGGTCTGCGAAGCGAAATGGGAAGGGCCGCAACTCCACGACCTCGGAGCACGATTGGCCGCCTGAAAATTAGTGTGGCAGTGGTGTTGCGTGGTGTATGAACCATGTGTATAGTTAGCCCCGGAAGCACTTGACGCACCCCAAAAGGTTTTTCTAGTGCTTCCTGGTAAAACGTTGGTCGCCGCCAAAACGGCACAACCTCAATGAACAGGGGAACGACCAACAGGTAGGGACGTTAGGGAGCGGACACCCAAGACGGCCAAGCAGCTCGCGACTGCACCTACCACGAGACCTGTAGCGGCTGGGCTATCTTCCCGGTATCAGGTGCAGGCTCCACCCATCGCCGTGATGGCGTAGGGAATTGCGCCCCAAGGCCGCTTCTGCGGCGTTTTGATGCTGATAAACCCGACGGGCAGGGACTCAGCATGGCAGCACGGTTAGCCACCGTGCGCAGGCTGTGTAGGTGACCGTATCTCGTGTAGCTAACGGGGTGCGCGATTGGGGTTCGATTCCCCCGACAGCCACGTAGGAGTCAACCGCACCTGCTCTGGGCAGGACGGAAGGAACACACCCCCAAGGTGCGGCCACTTGTCCCCACCGTGAACCTGCTCCCACACACCACCCAAATGGCAGGATGAAGAACATGGACGCGAACAAACTCAAAGCACAAGCCCTCCGCGACTACGCCGCCTCATTCCGCTCAACAGGGACCAGAACCCACGACTCCGGATGGGACCCCAAAACCATCGAAAACGCGGCCCTCTACGCCGAAGAAATGGCAGAAGAGCTAGACCCCACAGAGGACACCGAATAACCCGCAAGGGCATTCGAGAGCCACCCACACACCACCACCACAGGTGGAGCGGGACCCCGCAAGGACCCGCAACCGTCCCGAGCATGACGAAAAACTGCTCACACACACGACCCCTTGCACCGGCTTATGGGTGGGCCACGCAAGGGGTTTTCGCATGGGCCGCCCAGGCTCGCTAGGAAATGGGCTGACCCGGAGCTAACGCTTCGTACCTGGTAGATCCCATTCGACCATGCGACGGGAGCGGCGGTGACGACATCAAAAGACGTCCCGCCGCTCCCACTCACCCATTCACCCACTCCCACCCCCAAGGAGACCGCGTGCCACAGTGCAACCTTGCCATCGCCGCCGAGCACACTGGCACCACCCCCGAAGACTGGTACGACGTCCCCTCACGTGCTGCCGCGCAAGCACTCGGCTTCGCATCCAAGTCCACCGTCAACGACCTCCGCAACGCCCACAAGGCCGGCGCATGCAAATGCCACGCCGAGGTTCACAAGGTTCACACGGATACACACAACCGCCGCGACCAGCTCGAACTAGGCCCCGACGGCGGCAACCTCACCTACCACACCACCGACCCCGAACCCATCCGCGACTGGGACGACATCCTCACCCACCTCGGAGCCGACCCCGAACGCTGGACCGTCGCCTCCGACACCGTCCGCGTATCCCGCTGGCAGCAGTCCTCCAAAGAAGGCGGAGAACGCGACCTCGTCTGGCTCACCGCCTACAAAGCCGAAATCCGCCCCAAGGCCACTGAACTCGACCTCCCCGCCCTCTACGCCGAAGTAGCACGCAACACCCACTACACGGCGACCAAGGGCACCGCGCCGCGGACCACCGTCGTCGCATGGGCTGACATCCAGACCGGCAAGGTAGACCGCAACGGCAACACCCTCGACCTGCTCCAGCGGCTCGAGGAGAAGCGCACAGCCCTCACTAAGTACCTGTCCCGCAACGACTCCGAGCACATCATCATTGCGGACGTAGGCGACATCGTTGAGGGCTTCGACAACGTCTCTTCGCAGATCCGCACCAACGACCTGTCCCTCATGGATCAGGTAGACATCGCGGCGACCGAACTGTGGAAGACCATCCGGCTGTGCGCAGCGCACGCGACCGTGGACGTCCTCGGCATCCCCTCCAACCACGCACAGTGGCGGTCCGGCAAGGGCCTCGCGGGGAAGCCCAACGACGACTGGGGCATCCACATCTCCAAGCGGCTCGAGCACCTCGCCAACGAAACCGGGCTCCCAGTCCGCTTCCACCGGCCCGCTGACGAGTTCTCGGAGACCCTGACGTACAACGTCCGGGGAACACTCCTCGGGCTCGCACACGGGCACCAGGCGACGAACCCCGACAAGGTCACAACATGGTGGGGGAAGATGTCCCACGCCGGCGTTATGGACTGCGACGTCCTCTTGACCGGCCATTACCACCACCTTCGGGTTCAGCCATCCGGGCGGTCGCCACGCACGGGCAAGTCCCGCTGGCACCTTCAGGCACCTACCCTGGACAACGGCTCCGCATGGGTGAACAACACCATGGGCGAAGACGGCGACCCTGGCCTACTGGTCTTCGGAATCAACGACGACGGGTTCGACCTCGCATCACTCGCGGTCCTCTAACCGGAATGGTGTTTGGCCAATGAACCACGAAAGGAGGCCCTGATGCGCGTTGATCTGATGGATCTGCTCAGGGCCGATACCGCGGCGCAGCATGAGCTTGAGTCCTACGGCATCGACCCCACACGGGTAGAAACCTGGCTCCAAGACCGCAGGCGCACCCACGCCGACCCCACAGCAGACGAGGCGATATGGCGAGCAGACAGGGACCTAGCGAAACGCCGCTCGAGGACCCGCTAGACCGTTGCAACGTCTTCTGGATGGGCCAGCTGCGCATCCCGTACCGGAAACCCGCCGGCACCACCTGGGACCAACTCCAAGAAGCACTCCTCCGAGCACTAGGGAAGTAGACACCCAATGATCTTCGACTTCAACGGTATGGACATTGACGTCCCCCTGGCTGACGGATTCGTGGCAACCGACTGCGTGATCATCATCCGCGGCCAATCCATGACGGAGCCCGGAGTTGACACCCTCAGCATGGGGATCAGTGAGCACACCGGAGGCATCGTGTCCCACGGAATGCTCGCACTCGTCACCTCAGCCGACTACGCCGACGCCGAGTACGACGATGAGTGAAAAGTTCAGCAAGGGCGGGTTCACGCAGGGCCACGGCTCCAAGCTTGTCGCACTGCGCGAAGGCGAGTACATCATCCGGTCGGACAAGTGGCCCATCAGCGACCACCTCAAAGACGTTGCGTTCCCCGCAGAACTCATGCAGGACGACGATGAGTGACCTGGACGCCCTACTCCTCCACCTCTACCGCGAAGCCGACAGACTCCGTGGCGACCTCTGGCACGGATACAACAGGGCCATCGACGACATCCAAGAATGGATCAATGACGATGAGTGACCTCAACCTGCCCCGATGGGTTCAACTCGTCTATGACGACGGCGACGGGCTAAGAGTCGTAGAGGGAACGCTCACCGCTTACGAACGGGTCAACCTTGACCCCGTGGAAACCATGGTCAGTCAAACCCCCAAGGTCACGCACTCACACGACCCCAGCTTCTCCAGGTTCACCATCGACGGCGAAATCCACGAAACACGAGAGTGCAAGATCACATGGAGAGTAGACGATGAGTGACCGCCGTGAAACCCTCGCACGCCACCTCGGCATGATCCAAGACGGCGAAGACTGGTACTCGGACACCGAACACCAAGAAGCACTCCAATGGGCTGACGAGATCATCGCCATCCTCGAGGAACCCGAGCAGCCGTTCGGTATCTGCGGGACACCCAACCCCACCACCACAAACCACGGCACAGGCCCCGCACACCCCAACGGGACCAACTAACCCCCACGGTTTACCTCGCGCCGGGCGACTCGCTACCGCTGCTGCTGGGTAACAGGCTAGCCACCTGGGTGGTGAGAGCACCAAAACGGCTCACAACTTCCCTCACACGAGGAGCCACAATGACCACACGACGAACATGCGCCGGCCAATGCGGCAACGAAGCCATCTTCGGTGCATGGTGCTGGGAATGCGCGGCAGAGACAGGCGACTGCGACTAAACGTCGGACGCCTTTGCTACAATAAACGAACAAACAAAAACGGCCCCGGCAGTGCGTCAACACTGTTACCCGGGGCCTAACCGCTAACGAGGAGCGGCTATGCGCTATCTTATCATCGAATGCGCACAGTGCGGCAACGACTTCAAGACCGATCGCAAGCGGAAGTACTGCGACCCCAAGTGCCGAGACAAGGCCAGCAAGAGCAAGAGGCCCGACAGGCACAAGCAGGACCCATGGCACAACAAGACCTGCGGGTACTGTGCCAACAACTTCAGCACGCAGGACAACAGATCCCGTTACTGCTCCAAGTCCTGCCACCTGCGGCACATCCACGGATGGACGCAATCCAAGGAACTGTTGCCGTACAACCCTTCCTTCGTGAACGACATGCAAACGCTCCGATCCTTGATGGACGAGAGCGCTAAGCGACACCGCGTGAAGAAACGACGCGACAGTAGGGGGCCTATCCGCAAAGCCTTCGAAGACGGCGACATGCCCGCCCTCCTCGACGCACTCAAGGCGGACAGCAAAGTAACCCCAGGGGGGTGCTGGGAATGGCAGCGACAGTCATCCCGGGAGGGGTACGGCAGGGTAACTATCGGCAAGAAATGGCATGCCACCCACCGTCTTGCGGCACTAGCCAGGTACGGCCAGCCCGAGTCCGAGCCTGTTGTTCATCACGTGTGCGCAAATAGGTTGTGCTGTAACCCTGAGCACCTCCAGCCTGTCAGCCAACGCGAGAACATGGCTGAGATGCTTGAGCGCAACTACTACCTCAAACGTATTGCGGAACTCGAAGCGGCACTATCCGAGGTTGACCCGACCAACTCCGCGCTCACTGGATACACATTGACCGCATAGCAAGAGGTGAGCAATGGGCAGACCTTACGACGATCCTGCGTACAGGCGACGCCGCGAAGCGTTGAAACGCAAATGCATGGCAGAAAACACACCTTGCTATCTCTGCGGGAAACCCATCAACTTCTTGGCAGATCGCAGGATGGGCGACTCGTTCGAAGCGGAGCACGTCGAATCACTCCACAGAGGGGGCAAGACCCTCGGACTGTTGCTGCCTAGTCACAAATCCTGTAATGGCTCGAAGCAGGATCTCACCGTTGAAGAGTTCCGGGCAAAGAGAGCGGCACGTCAACCCGCGCCCACTCGACGAACCACGCAATGGTGACATCCGCTGGATAACAGCGACCCACCGCCATCCCCCTCTCCCTCCCCATTAGTTCCATCCCGGGCGGCAATGGCGTGGCGTGTGTGTACTCAATTTAGTTGTTTGACTCTGCAAGGATTCCAGTCTGTTAGGAGGTGTCTGTGGTGGCTCGTGAGTTGAAACCGTGCGGAACTCCTGCCGCGTATCGCAGGCACCTCCGAAACGGTGAGGAGCCCTGTGCGGCGTGTTTGACAGCGGTTCGGGAGGATGTCAATAAGGCCCGGGATGAACGCCGCACAGCGTCTTCTAGGGCTGTTCTGGAGGCTGTGGTGAGTGCACCGCCCGTGGATGAGATTGATCCTCTCGAGGATGCGAAAGAGAACTTGAAGATAGTGAAGGCCGCTATGCAGGACGCGCCTCACAACACGATTGCTCAGTTATCGAAGCGCCGGCAAGAGCTGGTGGAACTGATCAAGGAACTTTCTAGTGCGGACCCGGGGGTGAGCCTGAAGGATGAGCTTGCTGCGGCCCGAAGTGCGCGTAGGAGTACAGGAACCTAGGATCGTTTGGCTCCCCCCGGAGTATGACCCGACTGCGTCTGCTGAACGTGCGGACGAGATGATTGATCTAGCGGCTGTCGCCGGTCTCCACCTTGACCCGTGGCAGGTTATTGCTGCGGAGGGTGCTACTCGTGTTCGCCCTGATGGGAAGTTCGCTGCTACCCGTGTAGCCATACAGGTCAATAGGCAGTGCGGCAAGGGAAGTGTGATGGAGGCTCGCCAGTTGGCGGGCCTTTTCCTTTGGGGTGAACGGCTCCAGGTGCACACAGCCCACGAGTTTAGGACGGCGCAGAAGCACTTTGAGCGCATCTTGTCGCTGATCGAGGGCACCCCTGCTCTGGATCGCATGGTTTACCGGGTGCGGCGTGCTGATGGCGAAGAGGCTATCGAGACCCGTGACGGCACGAAGCTTCAGTTCATGGCGCGTTCGTTGAAGTCGGGCCGCGGTATCACCGGGGACGCAGTGTACCTCGACGAAGCGTTCGCTTTGAAGCAGGCGATGATGGCTTCCCTGCTGCCGACGATGGCGGCGCGTTCTTTGCACGGCAATGTGCAGATGTGGTTTGCCTCTTCCGCCGGCATGCCTGAGTCCGAGGTGTTGCACGATGTGCGTGAACAGGGGCTCGCGCAGTCTGATCAGCGTTTGGCTTACATGGAATGGTCTTCGCCCGAGGACTCTGACTCGGATGATATTGATGCCTGGTATCAGGGGAATCCCGGTCTAGGCATTCGGATCTCTGAGGATTTCGTCCGCACTGAGCGTGGTTCCATGGGTGAAGAGGAATTTCGGCGCGAGAGGCTAGGAATTTGGGCCCCCATTGGTGGCGAGTCCTTTATCCCTCCGAAGAAGTGGGCGTCCTGCCTTGATCAGACCCTCGCGGAGATGGTCACTAATGGCGAGGTTATCGATCAGAAGCTAACCCGCGTGTCTTTGGGTGTGGATGTTCCGCCGGATCGTTCTTACGGCAGTGTGTGTGTTGCTGGTTTCCGTGAGGACGGGACTCTGTTTACTGAGTTGTTGGCGCGTGAGATGGGTACTGATTGGTTGCCGGCGTATCTGGCTGATCTTCTTGCCGAGGGTAAGGTCCCGATTCTGGCGGATGCGTTCAGCGCAGTCTCTTCTTTGGGCCTTGAGTTCCGTCAGGCGCGTGTGCCGATCAAGTTCCTGCGGTCTGATGTGTATAAGAAGGCGTGTGGGGTGTTTTACGACAAGGTGGTTCAGGGTCAGTTAGCCCATAAGGGGGATGCTGATTTGGATGCTGCGGTGTCGGGTGCTCAGCCGTCTTCTAAGGATAAGTTGTGGGCTTGGACTTCTAAGAGTGTTGATGTGTCGCCGTTGGTGTCTGCGACTCTTGCTGTTCATGGTTCGTTGAATCGCCCTTCTGGGGATAAATCTGCTAAGCGCCGTGGCGCTGTGTTCGCTTAGGAGGCGGCTTAGTGCGTGAGTTGAATAGGGATGAGCTTGATGTTCTGAATGGGTTGTATCAGAAGATCCTTGCTCATCAGTTCCGTAATCGGGTTCGGTCTGAGTATGCGGAGTTTGAGCGTGGCATTGAGCGGTTGGGGTTCAGTATTCCGCCGCAGATGCAGGATTTTGTGATGGTGTTGGGGTGGCCGCGTAAGGCTTGTGATGTTCTGGGGTCCAGGTTGGTGCCGGAGGGTTTCACTATGCCGGTGCGGTCGTCCCTGATGGATGACATTGAGGACGAGTTCAGTGATCCCAGGTTGCGCCTGGTGGAGCATGTGGCGAAGAACTCGGCTATCCGGCATGGGGTGAGCTTCGTGTTCACGACCCGTGGTGATGTGTCGTTGGGTGAGCCGGAGGTTCTGCCTGTTGCTCACTCCGCTCTCACGGCGTCGGCTAACGTGGACCCGCGTTCGGGCCTGACGGCTGCGGCGCTCGAGCTGCTGGGTGGGACGAGGGTGAACCTGTATCTCCCGGGCCGTGTGCTGTCGTGTGTGCGGCGTGCGGCGACTGCGACGGGTTGGGTTGTTGAGGATGAGTATGCGACGGGTACGCGGCGTGTGCTGTGCACCCCGTTCGTTCACAGTGGGACTCTTGAGAAGCCGTTTGGGGAGTCGCGGATTACGCGGCCGATGATGAAGATCACGGACGGCGCTGTCCGTACCCTGCTGCGGCAGGAGGTGTCTGCGGAGTTCTATAGTGCTCCGCGGCTGATGCTCCTTGGTGGCGGGCAGGAGGCGTTTGAGGACGCTGAGGGCCGTGTCCGTACCGGGTGGGAAGCTGTCATCGGTTCCGTCTGGGCTCTCCCGGATGATGTGGATGAGATGACGGATGAGCGGCACCGTGTGGGTGTTGAGCAGATTTCTCAGATGTCGATGCAGCCGCATTCGGATCAGTACCGGCTTCTTGCCGGGGTGTTCTCTGGTGAGTCCAGCATCCCGATGTCTTACCTGGGGGTTGTGCAGGACTCGAACCCGTCGTCGGCTGATGCGATTTATGCGGCGGAGGCTGATCTTGTGCGGGTGGCGAAGGAGCAGCAGCTCTCTATGGGTGTTGGTCGTGTGAACCTGGCCCGGGATGTGTTGACCCTGATGCACGGGGATCTGCCGGAGTCTGCGGTGCGGGATCTTCGCCGGCTGTCGTCGCGGTGGCAGGACCCGCGGACCCGTTCGGTGATTGAGCAGTCGCAGTTTGTTGCTCAGCAGGTGGGTTCGGGGAACTTCCAGCCGGGTACTGAGGCGACGTTGGCGCAGCTGCCGATCAGCCCGGAGGACGCGAAGCTGATTCTGTCGGAGAACCGTCGTGCGGCTGGTGCGGCTAAGCTCGCTGAGCTTGCCGGCGCAACCGAAGAGGGTGCGCCCGAGGGTAACAAGGCGTTGGAGGAGATCCAGGTTCTCAAGGAGAAGCTTGAGGCTTACGGTATCGGGTTCCGCGCTGATGGCACCCCGGAGTCGCTGATCAAGCTGCTAAGCCTTGATGGTTTCGAGCCGTCCGGTAACCAGCCGTTGACGGTGAAGGACCCGAACGCCCCTGCGGCGGCTGGCGGGTTCTGATGACCACGGACGAGCAGTTGGTGGCGTTGCGTGCCAG